AGCTACAACCCCGAAACTTCGTTTTACCACTGTTTTCGTTGTGTAACGAAAGGTGCTCTAGACCGAAATTCGGATGAGCCGGTAGAGTTTGAGAAGCCGCCACAAACCGAGTTGGACGCTCAACAGGCTGCACTCACCCGCCCGCCGGATGGCTTCTTTCTGCTGGCAGGGGACGAGTCCGAAAGCCTAGCTCCTGCCCGTGACTATATGCACGGGCGTGGCATCTCCGAGCAGGTCTGGCAGGAGGCGCAGGTGGGCGCCTGCGTTTGGGGTCCGTATGCAGGCCGCATCGTCATCCCGAACCTCCTGCCGGATGGCGGCTGGTACGGCTATACAACCCGCGCTTATGACAAGGGCGTCAACAAGAAGCAGGCTTACCGTTTCCCAAAAGGAAGCTGGCGTGGCGAGGTACTGCACAACCAGCCAGCACTTCATGCCCCGACCGACGAGCACCTGTATGTGGTAGAGGGGGCGTTCGATAGCTTGTTCCTGTGGCCTCATGCGGTTGCGGTGCTAGGCATGCCCAGCGAGAAGCAGGTCCAGCTATTGGCCACCAGTGCCCGCCCTCTGGTGGTGGTGCTAGACGCTGATGCTTGGGAAAAGGGTCTTGCTCTGTCCATGCGGCTGCGGCTGGAGGGGTGCAGGGCTGGCTGCGTCAGGCTCCTCGACGGAGCGGACCCAGACGAGGTGGACAAGGGCGACCTGTGGGAGTGGGCACAGGCCAGCCTGGCTACCTAAGACCACAGGCGGGCAAGGCTATAGGGAAGGCACAGGAGGACAGACATGACTGAAAAGGAACTCGCGGCAATCGCGTTGGTGCTGCTGGCAGTGGTTGGCATTGGTGAGGTTGTGGGCAACTTGCTCACGCTACAGACCCTCAAGTGGATGGCCCGATTGGACGAGAAGGAGCGCGAGCGAAAGCGCGCCAAGGAGCATGAGCAGTGAGCACTACCAGCGAGCCCATCGTTTGGACACCCGGAGGCAACCGGATCTGGTGGGCCTGCCCGGCCTGCAAGGTGGAGGCTGGCGTCACCCTGCCGGTGTCTGTTAGCGAAGTGCAGCGGCGGCTGGATGCGTTCCAAGAAGAGCACAGTGCATGCAACATCACCGCACAGGAGGGCAAGGCATGGCGAGGCTAAAAATCACTATTGAAGGCGAGATGAGTCCCGAAGACATGAAGCGGTACATCGCCGCTGCTTGGGGCAATCTGCCACACGACATCGCAGTGTCGGAGGTGGAGACTGACGACCCGGCACCGCAGGCAGCAACTCCGGCTCCCGTGTTTTCTGAGCCAGTAAGCACTGCACCTGTGCCTGCACCCGTGGAGGCTCCCAAGCCTGCCGCAGTTGCCGGTCAACTGTCCGAGGGGCAGGTCATTGAACTGGCCTCTGCTGGCAAGTTGTCTGCCATCGTGCAGGCCATCCGAGATATCGGCGTAACCGATACCAACGCCATTTTGGCAGAGGTGCTGCGGATTAAGAGTGCAATTCCTGGGCTGGCAAAGTTGAGCGAGCAACAGCTAGCTGACCGCATTCCTCGCGTTTTGGAGATGATGCAATGAGCGACGTGACTGAGAGCATTGAGAAGCAGGCCGAGGAGGCCGCAAGCACCACCACCAAGGCGAACCCGCCTCCGTCCCATGCGGACATGTTCTTCCGCTATGTGGCGTCCCTTGCCAATGCCGCAGGGGTGCAGGCGTTCACCATGGCCGTTGCTGTTCCCAAGGACGACGGGACCAGCGCCATTTTGAGCGTGGCTGCTGGTGCAGGTGGCACGTCGAAGGAGTGGCAGGAGGAGACCGCCCGCCTGCTGGGTGAGAGTGCCACCAAGGCCGCGAAGACCATCGTCGCTGAAGAGAAGGCCGAGAAGCCCGCCGAGGTGGTGTAACTATGAAGCCGTATTGGGTCAGTGCTGATGGTCGGCACAAACTGTTCCACGCAGAAAGCAAGAGGTTTTTGACCCAATACGGATGGCTAGAGGCGGACGCTCTCGTATCCGATCCCCCATATGGCATCGGCTACGAGGCGTCCCGCTACACAGCCAAAAATACCAACGAGACATTCAGTGGTGGCATTCAAGGAGACTCTGAAGAGTTTGACCCATACTACTTGTGCGGTTTTGGAAAACCAACGCTGTTGTGGGGAGGCAATAACTTCGCGCACCGACTGCCGCCTGGCGGATGGCTCTGTTGGGATAAGCGCCTTACTGAGGCGGCAGACAAGATGTACGGCTCTCCTTTTGAAATGGCGTGGTGTTCACTGCGCGACAAGTTCAAGATGATGCGATGCCTGCATGGTGGTGTGGTCAACGCTGATGGGCACGGCATCAAGCGAGTGCATCCTACACAGAAGCCGATCCGCGTAATGGAGTGGTGTCTTAACGACGTGTTGCGCCTCAAGGCCGACTCGTTGGTGCTGGACCCATACTGCGGCAGCGGAACGACGGGCGTGGCCTGCATTCGCACAGGGCATCGGTTCATCGGAATTGAGATTGAAGAGAAATACTGCGACGTTGCAGCCAAAAGACTTGAGAACGAGTTGGCGCAGTTGCGTTTGTTTTGACTACTGTTCTGAAAGGTAACTCATGTCTGTCCTGCACCAGTTGCCCATCTACAACTCGACGCCCTCCTCTCCGCTGGATGGCGTTGAGGGGCTTGCGCCTGATGCGTCTTGCACCCGCTGTGCCCATTCCGCTGGGCGCACGGGAACCTGCCTGCCGCATGAGGGTGAAGCCGGTGGGCTGCTGGTGCTGGACAGCTACCCTAGCCTAGCCGAGGCGCGGTTTAAGAAGCCGCTCCAAGGTCCGCTAGGGTTGAAGTTGCGGCGCATGGCCGAGGCGGCAGCGATGCCGGTCGCTTACGCTTCGGCCTTGCGCTGCCCTCCCAAGGGACAGGGACAAGGGGAGCTTGCCACTGCGTTGGTGCCAGGCCTGTCCGAGTGCCGTCCCTATCTCCAGCACACGCTGGAAGCCTTGAAGCCCAAGCGCATCCTTGCCCTTGGCTCTGGCGCCATCTACGCCATCACCGGCTCACTCATTGCCCCCAGCGTCATGCGGCAGGGCTTTGCGTGGGTGAAGTTCGCATGGGGCTGGGTGCCGGTCTTTTACCTTGTGTCTCCTGTGCAGGCCGCAAAGAACCGCTTTCTCGCCGCATGGCTTGAGGAAGACTTTCAACGTGCCCTGACCTGCGAGCCTCGCACTGCGCCACCTGAGCCGGGAGAGACCTGGGCGAAGTTGGTGTTTGCAGAAGAGACCGCTCGACGGTGCCTTGAGCAAACCAAGACTGCGGCATGGACTGCCGTGGACGCTGAGTGGGCAGGGCGCCCCTACGATAAAGACTTCAAGTTGTTGTCCGTGGCTCTGACTCCCAAGGGGCAAGAAGACGCCTGGGTCTTTACGGCAGAGGCGCTGGCAGACCCGACGTGCCGGGCGCTGCTAGCTGGCTGGCTGCGTGACCCGACCTACAAAAAGGTAGGCTCCTACTTCAAGGCTGACATCGTCGCCTTCCATGCGTTCTTTGGCGTGTGGACCCGTGGTGTCACCTTTGACACCCGACTTGCCCGCCGCCTCATGGACGCCGAGGCTAGCGGCAAGTTGGCCGACATGGCGCACCTCGTTGGGCGTGGTGGCCACAAAGACGAACTGCAAGAGGCGATGAGCAAGGCAGTTGCCGCCTACCGACGAGCACGCGCCAAGGGGAATGGGGGCCTGTTCAAGGTGCCGCTCCCATCGCTGGCACTGCCCTCCCATGGCGACAAGTTGGCAGCAGGTGCCGAAACCGGCCAGTACGGCTTTGCCTTCGTGGAGCCGGAGTTGCTGTACCGCTACAACGCCTCCGACACGGTTATTACGGCACAGGTAGGGGCGCTGCTTGAGGAGTGGCTGGCACAGGAGCCCGAGGGAATGCAAGAGGTGGCCCGCAAGGTGGCGCTTCCTGCCAGTGACACCTATGCCCGCATTGAGTCGTGGGGCATTTGCGTGGACCGCGATGCACTACAAAACGTCGGCACTTATTTAGATATGCAGACAGATTGTATCGTGGAGCGCCTGCGGCCCTATGGCTATGACCCAGCGAACCCTGACTGCGAGTTTAGCCCCGGCAGTCCGTCGAAGATCGGCAAGCTGCTGTTCGCTCAGTTGAAACTCAAGAGCGCCAAACTGACTGACAAGGGCGCAGCCTCCACCGATGCGGTGGCACTGGAGGCGCTGGTTGACCAACATCCGGTTGTGGCCGACATCCTCAAGTGGCGTGGCCTGACGAAGATGCGCTCGTCCTATGTGGACAACATTCTGGGCTACATCCGCGACGATGGGCGCGTCCATCCTACGATTCACCCGGACGGCGCCCGCACTGGAAGGACGAGCAGTTCAGCGCCCAACCTCCAGGTCATGCCTTCAGTAGAGTCCACCGACCCGATGCAGGCCGAGTTGGCGCGCATGTTTCGTGCTTGCTTTCAAGCGGAGCCGGGATACTGCCTGATGGAGGTGGACTACTCCCAGCTAGAGTTGCGTGTGGCTGCTGACCTGTCAGGCGATCCGGCCATGCTCGACATCTTCATTCAAGACAAAGACTTCCACATGCAGACGGCGCGGTTGCTCTCCCGTGCGCTGTGGGACATTGAGCCGGACCAAGTCACCGACACCCACCGACGAGAAGCTAAACCGTTCGTTTTCGGACTTTTGTACGATGACGACCCGTATGGGCTGGCCATGCGGGTGGGCTGCGCCAAGGAAAAGGCAGAGCAGATCAAGGAGGCAGTCTTTGGCTGCTATCCGATGCTGGGCAAGTGGATTGCCGAGCGGGTCAAGGAGACTGCCAAGACCGGAGCGGCATGGACCTGGTGGGATGGACTACCTGCTCGACGGAGGCCGCTGGTCGAGGCTATCAACCTCGACACGCCAACCGGCAAGACTCAGCGCCGCTCCAGTTGGAACACGCCGATTCAAGGCACCGGAAACGAATACTTGGTGGCCTCTGCCTGCAAGGTGGTGGACTGGATCGTGAGTGAGGGCGTGCCGGCGAAGGTGCTAGTCACTATCCATGACTCCATGCTCCTAGAAGTGCGGGACGACTGCGTGTCCGAGGTGCATGCTAAGGTCTTGGAAATCATGTGCAGCCACCGGACGAAGAACGGGGTGCCGTTGGCTGCTGATGCCAAGGTGGGGCGTAACTGGGCCAGCATGCAGAAGTGGAAAAAGGGTCAACCCTGCCCGCTTGAGGGCTGCACATAAGATTCTGGCAGTCCTCGCCTATAGAGACAGTGGCAGCGTGGTGCTGCATGCAACGGAGGCACGGCATGAGTACGGAACTTGAAATTCGTATTGCGAAACTACAGGAAGCGTTAAATGCTTTGAAGGAGGCTGCACAATCTACATGCACTATCCGCACTATCCGCACTATCAAGATTGACGATCTTGAGTGGCAGGCTGATGTTCCTGATGAGAAGTTCACATGGGCACAGGCTAAGGCTTACGCCGCCTCCCTTGGTGCTGGATGGCGGCTTCCGACCATCAAGGAGCTGCTTACGCTGGTTGATTACGAGAAGCACGACCCGGCTTGCAGCATTTTTTCTGACTGCCCTTCAGAGTGGTTTTGGTCGTCGTCCGCGCTGTCTGGCGATACCTCGGTCGCGTGGTTCGTCTCCTTCTACTACGGCGCCAGCAGCCACAACGGCGTCGGCAATACTCACCGGGTGCGTTGTGTCCGTTGAGGACGGGTTGTTGGTTTTTGACTGATTGACATATTTCCCGCGAGCATGTGAGCGGGCCACAGGAGGCACGGCAATGAGCTTTGACACTGAGTACGCCCAGCAGTGCGTAACGCTGGATAACACCAACCTGCAAGGTGAGTTCTGCAAGTACACGGCAGACTTTTCCCACTGGGGCGAGCGGTTCGCTCAGGCCAAGCAGGAGGAAAGCCTGGCCAAGCTGGCCAAGGAGACCACTGCGGCTGACCTTGACGTGCAGGCGCGTGAGGCACTGGCTGGTGACAAGAAGCCCACCGAGGCGATGATTAGCGCCTGGGTGACGCGTCACCCTGCCATGCAGGAGGCCGAGAAGAACCTCATCAGCGCCACATTTGAGATGGACCGAGTGCGTGCTGTGTGGGAGGCGCTGCGTGCTAAGAGGGACATGCTGGTTGGCCTGGGTGCCCAGCAGCGTGCCGAAATGCAGCATGAGCCGTCGATCAAGGTAGAGTTTTAGACATGACCATGACCATTAAAATCGGAAACGCAGTTCCAGTGGTTCCTGAGTGGGATAGGGATGACCGCGACCCGCCGCGCAATCTCCAGTGGAATGTGCAGGAACTCGTTGAGCGTGTCGAGGGCGCTCCATCTCACGGGTACAACGGAAACACGGTAGGCATGGGCGGCTACTATCTCGCAGGTGCTATCAAGGAAGCCGGGCTGTCTGGATTGTTCTGGGGCAGCGATATGGCGCTCATGTACGATTGGGAGATAGGTGGTCTTCCGAGCGGTGTTGTGGGATTGACTGAGCGGCACGCGGAAGAGTTGGAACGCGCAGTTCAGTCGTATCAAGCGCGCAATTCAAATGCCAAGCCCGGCCTGCCGTGGGATGACGCCATGCCGGGTACAGATCATGTGCTGGCCAAGATCGAATGGTTTGCGTTCTGGACACGCTGGGCCGTGACTAACTGCCGACATCCGGCATTGCAGTGGAGTGAGTGATGACACGAAAAGAACAGCGTTTTGTTGATGGTATTGGCCATCTTTTGCAGCTGCATGCTGAACGGTGCGGCTTCACTTGGGACCAAGCGTACACACTGCTACATCCAGAAAATGGCAAGCCATGGAAAGACAGAAACCTTGATAAGGCTACTCGCACCATGGCTCAGTTCAGTCATGCGCTGCTGAAAATTCTGCATGCTTATGAGAGCGACATGCAGGATCAGGAAGAGCAGAACTATACTAGCACGCCTGTCATGGACTCTGAAGAGGCAAGGATTGGCGCAGTGGAATTGCGCGCTATTGCAGAAGACGTGCTCATCAAGTTTGAATGGGATGCGCTCAATAGCGAAAACTATGAAACAGCGCGTAGCGCACAATGGCGGCTGGACAATCTTAAGTATTTTTGTTTTCAGTTTCCTGATCTTAAGCAGCAAGCAATCGAAACCGCTAAGTCTTATGGGATCGAATTGTAAGGCCCCTACGCATTCCGCGCAGGGATAACAGAGGGCAGGGCCAAAGAGCCGCGCCAAGGAGTGACCCGTGAGCAATCTGGCAAAGTGGGGCGAGTGGGGAGATGACGCAGTCAAGCAGGACTTGTCTGCGCTCAACAGCGGACAGCGTAACTACATGAAGTTGACCGAGGGCGACAACATCGTCCGTTTCCTGCCGCCCAAGATCGGCAAGCCGTCACCGTTCGCAGTGACCTACAGCCACTACATGGAACTGCCGGATGGCCGCAAGGTCTCGTTCAACTGCCCTCGCATGATGGGCGAGAAGAAGCGTCCCTGCATGGTCTGCGCTAAGGGTGACCAACTGCGCGCCAGCCGCAACATGGCTGACCAGAAGGCAGGCAAGCGCCTGTTCCCCCGCCTGCGTGTCTACGCCAATGTCGTTGACCGCAACGACGAGGGCGCCGGAATCAAGATTCTGGCCTTTGGCAAGGGCGTGCTGGAGAGCCTGACCGCCATTCGCCAGAATGCGCGTAAGGGTGGCAACTTCACCCACCCGCTCACTGGGCGCGACATCATCATCACGCGCAAGGGGACGGGCCAGTTCGACACCGAGTACATCGTCAACCCCGATGTGCAGGCCAGCCCGTTGTCCCATGATGAGTTGCAGGCCGACGCCTGGATTGAGGCGTCCTACGACCTCGACTCGTTCTTGACTGTGCTGGACGACGCAGCCATTCAAGCGAAGATTCGTGGCGAAGAGGCCCCACAGGAGCAGCCGCGCACCATGACGGTCAAGCCCAAGGGCCGTACCATCGAAGACGACGCCGACTCCTTCGACCCGGACTCCTTCTAGCATTCACACACACGACGGCAGGCGCAGTGGCACCCGGCAGGGACCGCTTCTGCGCCTGTTCGTTTGGAGGTTTACATGGCAGGACGCAAGCGAATCACCCCAGCGGGTGTGGAGGCCACCACCAAGGTGGCAGCAGTGGCAGGCACGGCAAAGAAGACCGCAACGAACAAGAGCGCGACCCTGGCTCTCGTTGAGTCTATGCGGGCCAAGCTGGGCAAGAGTGCTGGGGCGCAGGTCGTGGAGATGGCGGCTGGCTCTATCTCCGAGGTGAGGGAGTTCATTCCCTCCGGAGTGAGCGTCATCGACCATCACTTGCTGGGAGGTGGTGGGCTGCACGTCGGGCGCCTCACCGAACTGTTTGGCTCCGAGGGCACAGGGAAGAGCAGCCTGACCTATGCGCTCATGGTCGGTTGCCAACGGGCCGGTGGGCTGGTTGGTCTGGCAGAGACCGAGAACGCGCTACAGGTGGACCGCGCCATCTCGTTTGGCGTGGACCCGGATGGCATTGTCCTGACCCACCCCGAGTCGCTGGAGGATGCGCTGGCCAATGCGGAAGCGTTTATGAAGAGCATTCCTGAGGGTGTTGGTCCCAACCTCTGGGTGCTGGACTCCATTGCTGCCTGCGCCACTAAGGCTGAACTGGAGGCGGGTGCAGGCGGCAACCTGCGCGTGGGGGAGTTCGCTCGACGGATGAGCCATGGCGTCAAGCAACTCTGCACTCTGGCTGCGCGGACGCGCACTGCCATCCTCATGGTCAACCAGACGCGCATGAAAATCGGTGTGGCGTTTGGCAACCCGACCACCACGCCAGGTGGAGAGGCAGTCAAATTCGCAGCCTCAGTCCGACTCCAACTCATGGGCGGTTCTGCCGTGAAGGTGGACGACACGCCCATTGGCAAGGACGTGACCATTCTCTGCATGAAGAACAAGCTGATTGCTCCCATGCACAAGGCCAAGGCGCGGCTGCTCTATGAGGGTGGCTGGCATGAGCCGTGGACGACGCTGACTCACGCCAAGAGCGTCGGAGCGGTTGGCCCCAAGGCATCCGGCATCAAGGGCTACCGCGAGGCGCTGGCTGCGCTGGGCTGGCCTGAGCCTGCCAGTGTACAGGCAGAGGACGGCTCGCTGGACGCACTGAGTGAGGAGCAAGCAGTGGCAGAGTTGGCCGATGTGGCTGTTGAGTAAGAATGTCCGACTGCTAGGCTAAGAGAGGGGTGGAGGGCATAACGCTCTTCACCCCTTTGCACTGGAGGCACTGCCATGGCTATCTCCCCTGAGGAACAGAAGGCGTTTGAGGCTCTGCCGCGAGAGGAGCAGCTAGACAACCTGCTGCGCGAGGCGCGGTTCTGGCTGTGGTCGTTTGAGGCTCCGAGTAGCAAACTGGCACAGAGTCGCGACGAGTTCGTGGAGCGCGTGGAGCGGGTGCTGAATATCCAAGGCAACACCTATACCGTCCAGAGGTAGGCACTTGCGCGAGTTCAAGTACCCACACTGTCTACGTTGTAACTGCCCACTGACACATAGTTCCGACGATAAGCGCCAGCATCGCTTGTGCATTCGATGCCATGAGCAGATTTCCGCGAACAGTAACCGAAACCGCCAGGTCTGCGCTTGTGGGTGGGTGGCCAAGTGCAAGCCGTGCCATCGACGTGAGTACGTCTACGCCAACCGCGATGTGCGACGAGAGCAGACGCGCAAGGGCTGGTTCAACTACTACTACGGCAACTGGGAAGCGGTGCTGGTGAAGCGGTCGGAGTGGCTGCGAAAACGCAACGAACGCAAGAGGCAGGAGCGGCAGAATGAGCGACCAGACCAAGGCGGATGAACTGCGCGTGGTGGCAACCCAGCAAGGCGATGTCACTGTCTGGGCGGTTGATGTGTACTACGGGCAGCAACGGATGCGTCGAGTAGGGACGGCCACCAACAAGTGGCATGCAGTGGTTATTGCACTGGACATGGCCACAACACTGGACGTGGACGAGGTCAACGTGACGGGGAGGTGGTAAGTGGCCAAGCTAGCATTCGTAGCGGATGTCCATGTCGGCAACCCAAGCACCTTTGGCGGGCCTGTGGTCTGCGGTGTGAACACGCGAGGCAACCAAGTTCTGGACGCACTGAAAGCTGCGGTGGAGGCCACGGTTGACTGCGATGCCTTTGTGGTGTGCGGTGACCTGTTCGATACCAGCAATCCAAGCCCGCAGCTAATTGCTCAAGCGCAGCGCATCTTTGAGGGAGGCCCTAACACCTACATTCTCTTGGGCAACCACGACATGGTGAGCACGACCGATGGCGACAACGCCCTTGGTCCCCTGCGTCCGCTCCAGAACGTGCAGGTGGAGCAGGAAACAGATGTTGCCTTCATCAAGGACACGGCGCTGCTTTCCATTCCCTTTATGCCAGGTGACTGCCGCGAATGGTTTGCGCCTGCGGTTGAGGAGGCAGTGCAGCACGCGGCTCAGTTTGGTCCTGACCACAAACGAGTGCTGGCCTTCCACCTTGGCGTCATCGACAAGGACACGCCAGCCTTCCTTAGAGAGGCGCACGACGCCATTCCGCTGGAGGTGGTGCAGGAGGCCATGAAGCGCCACAGCATTGTCTATGCCTACTGCGGCAACTGGCATACGCCCAAGCGGTGGGGCAACATCGTTCAGTGTGGCGCACTGGCTCCGACGGGCTGGGACAACCCCGGTTGGGACTATGGACAGGTTCACGTCCTCGACACAGTCACCGGGCACATGAGCATTGTCCACATTCCCGGCCCACGGTTCCTGTCTGTGTCCACACTGGACGAGGCACGGGAAGCGTATATTGAATGGAAGCGGCGCGGCTGTGACATCTATCCTTACCTAAACCTCAAGGGTGAGGCGGCAAGCGCACTGGACGAGGTCCGCTCTTGGGGTGTGACGGCTCGCGCAGTCACAGACACAACGGATGCCAAGGACGCGACGAGGGCGGCAGCAGTGGCAGTGCGTGAGGCAGGCACGCTGCGGGAGGCGCTAGCCAAGTACGTCACCGAGATGCCCGTGGCAGAGGGCGTAGAGCGAAGTAAGGTTCTGGCGATGGCAGGCAAGTACCTGTCACAGGGAGGCACTGTATGACAAAAGACACGCAAACAGCAGTACGAGTCCTGAGCGAAAAGGTGGTTGAGAAGCTGCAAAGCAGCAACATCGCCTCGCTCTACGAGGAGTGGCCGGTCATTGCCCAGCTAGAGCAGGCCAGGCAGTTGGCGCTAATGACTGAGGAACTGCACCGCATGGGGCGGCGCATGGACGAGTTGGTTTCTTGCACCAAGGGCATTTTGCTCCGTATGGAAGGGGAAAAGTGATGGCAACCAAGAAGGTCGTGTTGGAGCGGGTGAGCGAAGTCCTGTGGCAAAACCAAGTGCTGGACGAGGACGGCAAGGTCATTCAGTCGGGTCTAATGACCGGCACCGAGGACATGGCGCTGGCCCATGGAGAGGCACTGGCCGAGGCTTTTGAGGCGGAGTTGGTGCTGAAAAAGGTCGGGGCTGACAATGCGAATCCCTGAACAGGTTGAAAACCTGACCCTTCAACTCAAGCTGGCACAGCGAAAGATTGCCATGCTGGTGGAGACCCTTCACCAAAGCATGGGGCGCTGTCGGTACAAGTGCAGCATGGAGAGCTACTGCGGGCACTGCGAGCCTGCCGTGGACGCCCTGCGCCTAGTGGAATGGCACCCATGACCGATGACGACTTAATTGCTATTGAGAAACGCTACGCTCAGTGGATGTCGCCAGAGGAAGGGGACATTGATGACGCAGTGTTTATTGCGGAACAGGCGCCGCAACTGCTTCAAGCACTCCGAGAGGCCCGAAACGAGATCGCGCTCCTCCGACAATTGCTGACTTCGTGGAGCACCATGAAGATTGGCGATTGCACGCTAGAGAGGATTTCCGACAATGAGTGATACCCTTGTGTTGCGCGATGTGCAGGCCGAGTTCGCGCCCCTCTCAAAAGCCCTGCATGACTACCTACTCAGCATGCCGCAGTTGGAGGGCAAGCTGCCGGTGGGCTATGCGGTAACGCTGCTTTACCAAGGAGAGGACGCCACGGGCGATACGAGCGTGTACTCGTCGGCTATGCTTCCCCTGCCGATCCAGCCTGAGTTTGGCCACATGGAACTCAACAGCCTGTCCTGGGCTATCTCGCGTTCCATGCTGGAGGCAGTGCAGCGGGCTGCGAATGAGGCGATAGAAGACATGGAAATGATCTGCAACGGGGAGAGGGCCGATGCTGCACCTACGGAAACTGACCCTGGCTAACTTTGCGACCCATGAGCAGTCCGAGGTCGCCCTGCCCTCCCGTGGCCTTGTGGCGGTTACGGGCGGCAACGGGTCGGGCAAGAGCAGCCTGCTAGAAGCCGTGGCCACCGCTGGCTGGGGCGAGAGCCTGCGCGGGGAGTTGGGCTGGCGCTCTGGCCAGCCGGGGGCAGTCACTCTGGAAACTGACCAACTGCGCCTGACCCGCAAGAGGTCTAAGGCAGGCGCCTCCAAGTTGGAGTGGCAGTACCTCAACACATCAGCCACCGAGTACGAAACCACCAGCAAGGCACAGGCTGCGCTAGAGCATGTCGTGGGCTCCTATGACGTGTGGCGACGGACCTGCGTCCTTTCAAGTGCCGATAGCGCCGCATTCTCTCTGGCACGGGACGCTGACCGAAAGCGCCTGCTGGAGGAGTTCCTTGGGCTGTCTGCCTTCGACGTGGCTCTGGACGCCTGCCGTAAGGACAAGCGGGAGGCATCGGCCAAGGCGCAGCAGGCCACCTCCGATTGCGAGAAAGTAAACCTACAGTTGGGTTTCGCGCAGTCTCAGCTAGACACAGCCAAGAAAGAACTGGCCGACCTGACAACAGAGGCTAAAGACCTCAAGGCCATGAAGGCCGAGGGCCAGCGGTTGGTGGACTTGGTCAAGGCGGCAGAGTCCGACGCCAGCAAGGCAACCGATGTCGTGGTGGACCTGCTGAAGAAGCAGGCAGAGTGCATAGCAGACTTGCGTGCAGAGCAGGCCCGCCTTGCCCGACTCTCCAAGGACACCTGCGTCACCTGCGGACAGAATGTCGTGGACATGAAGAGCCACCTAGAGCGCGAGGTGGAGCGACTGCGGCAGGAGTCCGTTCGTGCGCTAGCTGCCGTCGAAGTGGACATGGTCGCTGCCCGCGCTATGGAGGCTGACCTCAAGTACGAACTGCAAGAGCTACAGAACAAGCTGAACACAGCACGCACGGAGTTCCGTCTAGCCGAGCAAGCAGCCAAGCAGCGCGCAGGCCTGGCGCAAAAGGTGCTGGACGCCCAGAATGCGGTGGCTGAGTGGGCAGGCAAGGTGGAGGTGTCCAAGCAGGCAGCAGCGGAAGCGCAACTGCACTTGGCGCACCTTGAGGCCACGGAGCAGGTGCTTGGGCTGCGAGGTGTGCGGGCTCAGGTGCTTGACCACAGCCTGACAGCACTTGAAGGTCAGGCTAACGCCTGGCTGGACCGTATGCCTACGGAGCAGGGGGCGCTGGCTATTAGCCTGACAGGCACCACCACCCAAAAGAGCGGCAGCACGGTGGACGCCATCTCCCTGCGAGTGCATGGGCGTCCCTATGCCTCCTGCTCTGGTGGCGAGCGGCGCCGAGTCGATGTGGCCCTCCTGCTGGCCCTGCGCGAACTGGCGGTGGCTGCACATGGCCGCGACGGCTCCCTGCTCTGCGATGAGGTCTTTGACGCCCTCGACGTGCAGGGGCAGTCGGATGTTGCCGCAGTGCTGGCAGAGATGGCGCAGGACCGTGTGGTCGTGGTGGTGACCCATAGCCCCGACTTGGTCAAGGCACTGCGCCCAGACCGGCACATTCGGGTTTCGCTCAGTGACGGCAAGGCTGTTCTGTCCGGTTAGCAACACAAGCACTCAAGCGCGAGGGGCTGGTGCAGTTGCACTGGCCCCTTTGCTTTTTGGCCTAAGAAATATCGTGTGTCAGGCAACATCCCCTGTGGTAGGGTTGGCCTACCAAAAACGGAGGCACTCATGGCAACGGTACTGAACGGTGTTGAAGTTTCTGACGTGGGTCTGGCTCGCGGTAAGGTGACGGTCTACCAAGGTCTGGCCATCACTGCGGCACGAAAGGTTCTCGATGAGTTAGAGGCTTCTGGCATGAAGCTCTCCACGCACATGGAGGTGCTGCGTAGTTGGCTCACCGACCTGTCGGCTGCGGAGGCTGAACTGAAGGCGCAAGAGGCGCTGTACTATGCGGACCTTGATCAGATGATTGCACAAAATCGCCGCAAGCTGGGATTGGAGGTGTCTAATGCCCTCTAACCAAGAGTTGACGCTGGAGCAGCGTGTCGTGGAGGCCAAGCGCATTGTGCAGTTGCGCGAGCAGCAGATGCACTCCGCCGCCATGAGCCGCGACGCTGGCGAGATCGATTCACTGGATTGGGATGGCTTTGCGGCACGGTACGCCGCAGCAGTGCGGGAGTGGCAGGTACTCCAGCACATCAAGATGACACAGCAGCCTGCAATGACTGAAACACTGAGGAGTTCGACGTGGGTTCAAAAGTGACGGTGGAGCAGCAAGACGATTTAGGCATTTTGGCACGGGCCGCACTGCGCCATGCAATTGGTAAGGACACCGGCCAGCAGGCAGTGACGATTGCGGGGGCCATTGCCCACATCACGCCACTGTTGTCGGAGACCGACATCCGGCAACTTATGCTGGACGTGGACCACGCCCTCTCCGACCCGCAGGGTGATCGGCACACCTGGGCCGAGTTGATGATCGTCCTGCGGCGGGTGGATCGCCCATGAGCGCGGACTTGCTCATCAAGGAGTTGCAGGAGCGGATTCAGTACCTGCGGGAGCGCCTGCGCGAGCACGATTGCACGCCAGGTGACGGCGCCATTCCCTCTTGCCCGCAAGACAGCCCATGCACTGTGTGTCGGTTGGAAAAGGCACTTGACGAGATCGACACGCTCAAGGCCGATGACCGCCGAGTGACCATGCAGTACCAATACCAGCAGGTGGTTCCATGACGAAGACATTGGCAGAGCAGCACTTTGACCGTTTGCTGGAGGAGCGCCGCCGAGTGGGCCGCAATACCTACGGGAAGGGCCTCGACCATCACGAAGATCGCGATTGGCAGCAGATGGCACTGGAGGAGGCACTTGACCTCGCCCAGTACCTGTCCGCTGAGAACCTGCGCCTCCGAGAGCAGTTGTGGAGGGCTGTGCAAGGAGATGCGCCGTGAGCGTAGACATCAAGGACGTGAAGGCTCTGGCAAAAAAGTTCCGCGACGAGAACGCCAAGTTGGAAGCGGTGCGGCGTGCTGCATGGGATGCGATTGAGCGCGGAAAGGGTGCCGAGATTGCAAAGGTTATGGCCGATTGGCGAGATGAGGCCAACATCGCGCAGTATGTAAGTTCGCGCTTGCTTGAGTTGATGGGCGCCGAAAACCATCATATCGGATCGTATTCGATAACGCCCATATCTTGGCCTCGCGGACCTGGTGTTGCCAAGTTGTTAAAGCAGTGTGCTGCCAATCCACAAGAGTGCGCGGAAGCAGCAGATATCCTGACCGGACGCATAGCGGAGCTCAAGCAGGCACAAGATGAGTGCAAAAACTTGCTTGAAAAAAACTATGCGTGGAGTTGCTGGTCCTGTTTGGCCCCTATTTCGGCTTGGATTCTTCGTACCCCCAAGTGGAAGCGTTCAGCATTAGAGGTGTTTGTGATGAAGTGCTGGCCTCATGCGTACAACGGAGATGCTCCATGAGTGAGCAGGCACCGACCATTGTCTATGAAAAGGACCGCCCGCGCTTTGAGAAGTTGCGGGCACTGCCCATGACTGACCTCCTCAAGCAGCCGGTCACGGAACTGCCGTTAGCTGTGCGGGCTATGAGCTACTGCCAGAAGCACAACATCCAGACCATTGGGCAGTTGTCCAAGCTGGAGCGCAAGGCTTTGCTCAAGGCCCGCAACATGGGCCGTAAAACCGTGCTGCACATTGAGGCGTACCTCCAATACATTGGCCTTGGGCTGGATGGGCGTATTGCCGCCGAGGTGCCTGCTGCATTGCCGCCAGCCTATCGCCGTGGAGCCAAGGCCATGCAACTGGCCGTGCTGGCTCAGTTGGCAGCACTGAACGCACCGTTTGAGGTTGTGCAGGCTATTGGACGCATGGAACTTCCGCAGGAGGGATAGCCATGGCTCGACGGCTGTATGTGGCAGGTAGCGGCAAGGACTTGGTGTTTTGCACTGCTGCGAATGCAGAGGAAGCCCAACTGGCGCTAGGTACCGGGTTTCGCGCCCCAGACCCTGATGATATTCGGGTGGTTTGGGAGTTGGGCAAGTTCGACCGCTTGAGTTCTGCCGAGGTCTACGAGCGGTTAGGAGTGCGCCGCCAAACGGTGGACTACTGGTTCCGCAAGGCTGGCGGCAACCTGCCACGACGACGAGAGCGGCTGGAGCAGGAGCGCGAAGAGCGCATTCGTGAACTGCTACAGGACCGCAAGCGTCGGCGCTCTGCCACTGAAATTGCCCGTCTTGCCAACACAACTGCAAGTCGTGTGCGCGAGATGGCCAAGGCTTTGCGCGTCAAGTTGAACACCAACCACAAGCGCCCCTCCGATGACGAGTTGGTGCGGCTGGCAGAAGGGCGCACCTGGCCGGAACTGGCTGCGGCTGCTGGGCTGCGTTTGTCCTCCCTGCGGTCCTATGTCTACGCCAGGCCCGAACTGTCTGCGCGTATTGCGGCAGTGCGAAAGAACCGGCCCAGTGGACGGGAATCGCACGGCAAGGTGGACCCTAAGAAGTTGGCCAAGCTGGCCAATAAGGGCCTAAGCGCCTACGCCATCTCCCTGCAACTTGGTGTGGAGCAGATGGTCATCCGCTACTGGATGCGTAAGTTGGCGCAGAAAGGCCCCGATGAGGCAACCAGTAACGGACGCACGCTTGGCAATGTTGTGGGCGGCAGCGATGGAAGGACTGCTGGCGACCCGTGACGACATCCTTGACCTGATCGAAGAAATACAACGACTCCGACAGCAAGTCTCGCAACAGGGTCCGCAGGAGTTCTCTATCCTGCGGACCCCCAATTCCCCATTGCCATGGGACGACACCTTTCCCGGTAACCACTAGAGGACTGCACATGGACATCACGATTGCAACGCACGAACTCAAGGCCGCCCTGGCGCGAGCGCAGGGCATTACCGCTGATAAGAAAGGTTCTTTGCCCATCCTCTCGACGGTGCTGCTGGAGGCCAACGAGACTCCAGAGGGTGGCCGGTTGACGGTGCGTGCTTACGACCTGAAGTTGGGCCTGTGCTCACAGCACCCATGCGAGATCAAAAAGCCAGGCACTGTGGCGGTTCCTGCCAAGTTGCTGTTCGACATCGCCAAGGTGCTGCCGGACATGACGGTGCGCCTCAAGAGCGCAGCCAATAACCGGCTGGAGGTCACCAGCGGCGCAGCCTCGTTCAAGCTGGCTGGTCAGGCGGCAGAGGACTTCCCTGCCATGCCCACGCCAGAGGCGCAGGCGTACCAAACGGTGGAGCGCGAGGCGTTCAAGGATGCTCTGGAGGCTGTGGCCTTTGCTATGTCCTCCGACGAGACTCGCTATAACCTCAACGGTGTCTATGTGGACCCGACTCCTGATGGCGTCAACTTGGTGGCCACCGATGGGCACCGTCTGTCAATGTACGCCCTCAAGGACGACCGCCGCTATGGCCTCAAGGATGCAGGGGTCATTATCTCCCGCAAGGCGGTTGGCGAACTTCGCAAGCTGCTGGGTGAGGAGACTGCGGCACCTGCCGAGTTGGCGTTCAACGAAAACACCCTCACCTACCGGCGGCAGGGGCTGACCTATACGGCACGCCTGATCGATGGTGCCTTTCCTGCGTATCAACAGGTGATGCCCAAGGAGTCGGCCAAGCCGGTCTTTGCGGATCGTGGAGCCATGCTGGAGGTGCTGCGGCGAGTGCTGCTGATGGCGCAGGATCATTCGGCTGCGGTCACGCTAGCTCTGGAAGATGGTCGTATGCAGTTGTCGTCCCGTCACGTCGAGGTGGGTGAGGCAGTGGACAGCCTGCCGGTGGAGTTCGCAGGCCAGGCCACTAAGATCAACCTAAACGGGCGCTATGTGCAGGACATGCTGATGACGGCAGCGGGGACGAAGATGGTCCTGAGCATTACGGGCGACACGGACCCCGTGCGGATGCGGCCTGTTGGTGACGAGTCGCATGTCTATGTACTCATGCCGGTGAGGGCTTAGGTATGCAGTCCCCCACTCCCTTTGAACTTGAGCAGTGGGAAAAGGAAGCCCGCCGCCTCATTGTCTGCACCACTTGCTACGGCTCTGGTGAGGATCGCTGGAACCTGGGGCGTGCCTGCCCGACCTGTGAGGGGTCTGGCCGCTCTGCTGCTGAACCACACGTCCTGCGCCTTGTGGCCGAGGTGCGTCAATTGAGAGGTGTGCGATGACCCCTGAGCAACTGGACGAGATCGAGAAGCGTTGGGCCGGATACCTCAAAAAGAACGAGGTGGAGCGGCGGTTCCTTTTCGCTCAATGGTGGGACAAGCGTGACTTCTGGGACATGTCCAAGGCGCTGCGGGAGGCGTGGAAGGATCGAGAGGACTATCGCAACGACGCCATCGCTGCCGAGCAGGAGTGCGACCGTATGCTCACCTCGACCGCTCTGCTGACCTATCTAGTCGAGGAGCTTGTGAAGGCTCCGAGGAACGGCAACCGCATCGAAAAACTGGTGGAGCAGTCGCGGGCGCATCTGCTGCGGTTGCGCGAATACGAGGGGAGCGACGAATGACGCCAGAAGAGCTGGACAATATCGAAAACAAGCAAGCCGCTGCCATGTGGATAGGCGGGCCGACTGCGGTCTTCGCGCAGGACACGTTGCTGCTGGTCAAGGCGCTGCGGGAGGCGCGGGCCGAGCTTGGGGAGGCGCTAGACGAACTTGCATTCATCAAGGAGGAATACGGCGACGGCGATCCGGCAGAGATGACTGCGGACGCTCTACTGCTCAAGGTGAAGACGATCACGCTGGACTACAACAAGGCCCGTGCCGAGGCCGAGCGGCTGCGCGGCATCGTAGAGGTCAATGACCAGCGACTCGCGGACTGCTGGGACACGGCGCGGCGAGTGCTGAAGGGGAGGGATAATGACCCTTGAAGACCTATTCCGGCTAGAGACTATGCACGCCGAAGTACACCCTGCGGCCCCCGCCGAGATTCACCAGTGGTTCCCCGAAATGGCGAAGGCGCTGCGGGAGGCGTGGGCTGCGCTGGATCGGGTGAGTTCCGACGACCGCATGAGCGAGGCGCAGATCACTGCCGCTATCACCGAGGCGCAGAGGGAACGCGACGAGGCGATGGCCGAGGTCCAGCGGCTGCGCGTTGCTATCGCCCGGTTCGTTGCTCAGTACCCGTGGCAGGACGGCCCAGAGATCCAAGAACTGAAGGCGTTGAAGGAGGGGTGATGCCCAGTCTCAACTACAATGTCCGCATCTGCGTTAGCCAGGTCGCCTGCGACGGCAACCGAGTGCAGGGCAAGGACGCCACCTGCTACCACTGTAGGGCAAAAATGCAGGCCCGTACCAAGCCCCCCAAGCCACTCAAGGGCGAGCGCACCGAACTGACCAAGGTCGAAAAGTACGAAAGAGGACTCCTCTGATGGGCTATTCCGCTCGCATTCTGGCTGACCACCTGGCTCCCAGTGGCTATCGCCTGACCACTTTTGAGGTCACGTTTCCGCGCATTGTGCTGAGTGAGTTCAACACGCACAGGCAGTTGTGTTTGGCTGGAGATGCCATGCTGGAGTTTGATTTGCCAGCTGGAACTTCCAAAGGGCAACACAAGCGTGTGTACTGTATGCGCTTGGATGAGTTTGTAGACAAATGGCTTAATGGCGCAAGGCGTACAAAAGCTAATCCAAAGAAGAACTACCCCGCTGATTTTGTACCGGATCAAATTTACACGCCAAAGCAAGCGGCCACGATGATGGGGATGGCGAATCAGTTCAATATCAATTTGCTATGCCGATCTGGTGCTTTACCGGCACAAAAGCGTGGGAGGGTATGGCACATTCTAGGAAAAGACTTGATTGCGTGGCGGAACCACATTCCGGAGCACACGCGGTTTGATATGAAAAACAAGCTTGCGGAAATGCACATACGCCAACTCAATGAAGATACAGGAGACATTCAGACATCTCATGTCAAAGCTGTTTATGAGTCTGGCGAAAAAGAGGTCTACGAGGTCCGTGCTAGCGAATTTCGTGTGGCTGGCAGTAAGGATCATCGAGTCCTAACTACGGATGGCTGGAAGCCTATTGGAGAGTTGCGGCCAGGTAGCCAGATATTGGTTCGCAAATTTGGCAAACGCGATTCCGATAAAAAAGATCCATTAAGCCTTACAAAGATCAATGGCGTATGGCGCTCAATGTGGCAACGAAAACAACGCAAAAAAATGCAAGAAGTGGATCCTTTGTGCCGTATTTGTCGCGTGACAAACGGTACAGACATTCATCATTTGGTTCCAGTATATCAAGATGTGTCTCGTGCGCTTGACGAGAGTAATATCACATTGGTTTGTGATAAGTGCCATGACGACATGCATCGAAAACAAGGATGGCAGGGAGATACTTATTTGTATGGCGCAGCTGTGACTGTTGATGAAGTAGTGTTTCGCGGAGTTGAAAAAACATACGACCTTGAGATTGCCGGAGATTATCCAAACTTTTTGGCGAATGGCGTCGTCGTTCATAACTCCCGTAACTCCGCATCCTCCCGTGCCATCCCTATTGAGAAGATGATGTCCCGAGTGGAGTTGGACCCATTCGTGCCAACCTACTGGGGAGCCAACCAGAAGGGTATGCAGGCAGAAGCGGCGTTGCCGCTGGAGGTGCAGGATGCTGCCAGGTACCAATGGCACGCAGCCCGCCTTGACGCCATGAACCGTGCCAAGCACCTCAAGTCGCTGGGCGTCCACAAGCAACTGGTGAATCGGCTCTTGGAGCCGTTCATGTGGCAAACGGTCATCTGCACCGCAACCGAGTGGGAAAACTTCTTTGCCCTGCGGAACCACAAGGACGCCCAGCCGGAGATCAAGGAAATCGCCTCACGGATGGAGGCGGTTTACCGCGCCAATCGCCCCAAGTTCGTGGAGGCGGGGTTTTGGCATATGCCGCTCATGGATGACGCAGACGAGTTGCGCGCAGGTGGCTACTCCGAGGAGCAGGTGCGGCAGGTGTCTGTGGGGCGCTGTGCGCGGGTGTCGTATCTCACCCATGACGGAGAGCGTAACCCCTGGGCAGACATTGAATTGTGCGAGCGCCTGCGGGCCTCTGGCCACATGAGCCCGTTTGAGCATGTGGCTATGGCCAGTGCCGCTGATGTGCCCAGCGGGAACTTCCGTGGCTGGGTGCAGTTGCGAAAGCTGGTCCCCAACGAGGCGATCTACCAACGGGAAGGCACATGAACTGCGAGAAGTGCCTGTGCCCGTTAACGCTGCTGCGTGTGTCACGCACCAAGGTCGAAAAGCGCGCACTCTGCGCCAGGTGTCGAACTGCGGTTGCTAGAGAGAAGAGCCAGCCCCAACGGCTGCTTATTGACGACATGGCCATGGTCAAGCGAATCAGTCGCGAGTTCTACGCAAACAGAGACAGAAAGAGCCGATGACGGACAAAGACCTAGAAGCAATTGAGTATCGCTTGGACCTCATTACGCCCTTTCCTTGGCGTGTTGATGAAGCCGCGACCTACGATCCACAGGAGGTCGGCATCTGCTCCGAGCAAGGAGACCCCCGCCTTGCCTTCACTTCTTGGGACCGTTTTGTGGTCTGCTATGGCGACGAGGACAAGCCCACGCCGGGTCACCAAGTAGCACTGGCGAATGCGACGTTTATTGCCCATGCGCCAGAGGATGTAGCTGCGCTACTGGACGAGGTCTACCGGCTCAAGCGGGAATTGCAGTACGCCCAAGAGAGCGTGACGGAGCAAATCCAAGTGGCGCGCAAGGCAGGTGCCGAGTCCATGCGGGCCGCAATTGGGGAGCGCATGCAGACATTGTGGGATCGTGGTGCAGCCAACATTGTGGCGGCTGTGCCTGTTCCTGATAGCCTGTGAGGTAGCCCATGCGCTTTACTGTATCAGTTGAGTCAGACCCGGGCGTTGCCGATCACTTTGCTGTGGCTATTCGGGATCATGCGGGCAACTTGCTGTCTTACCCAGCACGCAGGCTGACTCAAAAGGACGCAGGGCGCTACCTGATGCCGATTCGCCATGCCTTCATGGCTGGTATGTCGATTATGCGGGCTGAGAGCGTTGGCTACCTAAACAGCGTCGAGCCCTCCGTGATGTGCAGCCTGACGGCAAAGGACCATCCATGACTCCTGCAAAGACCTATTGCACTCAGGTTGACACGCCAGCAGGCTCCATTGTGGTTGACGTGGTGTACCGCATTCGCCCGTGGGGAGTGGACCTGGACGAGGTCTACTTTGCCAATACGCAGGACGCGCTGCCGCTGACCCATGTTGAGTACCTGCGAATTGCTAAGGAAATCTCCGCGCACCTCTATAGGAACAAGTCATGATGCTGGACATGCTGCAACTGCTAGGGGCCGTGGTATTCTTTGTCTGTGGCTACGCTATCGGTTGGCTCAGTCGGGATGTGTCGGGGAGATGACCGTATGGGCCGTTACGCCTGCAAGTTCCCGGGTTGTACCTACACCAAGCCCTACGGAACGAACTTTGCCTGGCGTGGTTATTGCCCAGAGCACTCTGTGGCCGCTAGGCCGTGCGTGATTGATGACTGCAAGAACATGGTGGCCTCTTGGAATCGCTCTGGGTGCTGCCATGAGCACCGCGCCTTGCGCCACAAGCTGCGCCCCTAAGACCTAAGCATCAATAGCCTAGTGCATTGTGCTGGCTGCACTGGCTGGCTGCTTTAAGTTGTGCGCGGGAGGAACGAGATGATGCGGCAGGCAGCAGAGAATTGGACGTGGGCATCCACCATCATGCCCGACGAGCGGCACTATGCAGTCGTGCGCTGGAAGACGGGCGCCTTTTACGCAGGGCCAGTAGAGGCGGCATTGTCCTTTCCTCCCTCGCTCTTGGACGAGGCGTCTATGCAATACTGCACTCGCGCAGAGGCCCTGCGCTTTGCCGTTGACAGCAAGGTGAGGGCATGAAAAAGCGAGCGCCTGTGCGGCTGGGAAGCTATGGAGGGCTGGACCTGTCACTGGCCGGTACAGGTGGCGTGCTGCTGGACGAGAATGGCGAGGTGGTGAGCGTGCTTGCCTTCTCAACCAGCAAGCGCGAGGTCGCCAAGGCAGGCACCGGCAGCATTCACGTTGTCGCCTCTCCTGAGGTCAAGCAGGGCGATCCCAAGGCCATGTGGGCGCGCACCACCTATGTGCTGCATGAGATTGAGGATTGGCTGCGCTTGTGGGCAGAGCCAGGCGCACTTGTGGCTATTGAGGATCATGCCTTTGGGGCGCGTGGCACCAGCATCTACCAGCTAGGGCATTTGCACGGGCTGGTGCGGCACATGCTCCAGCAATATGGGCACAAGTGGCTGCTGGTGGCTCCAACTGAGTTGAAGGCCGCAGTCACCGGCAAGGGTAATGCTGACAAGGACGCTATGATGGCTGTGGCAACTCCGGGGCTGGACCAGAGCACCTTTGGCACTGCGACCCGCAACAACGTGGTGGACGCCTACTGGCTTGCTAGGACCATGCTGGCATGGAGTGATGCTCACTTCGACGATTGGACTACTGTGTCGGAAACTATGGCCAAGGTTCTGCGCCCTCACTCCAAGAGGGCAGGACTGATGGCTAGGGAGTTGCTGCCGTGAGCATGACCTTGGGTAGCCTGTTCGCCGGCATCGGCGGGGTCGACCTTGGGTTTGAGCGAGCGGGCTTCCAAACGGTCTGGCAGTGCGAAATTGATCCACACGCCCAAGCCGTCCTGCGGCGCTGGTTTCCCCATGCACAACTGCATGGGGATGTTTGTGCTGTTGGAGCACACAACCTAAAGCCAGTAGACGTGGTGGTTTACGGCTCCCCGTGCCAGGACATGAGCCTTTCGGGTAAGCGAGCGGGCCTTGCTGGTGCGCGTAGTGGCTTGTTCTTTGAGGCTGTACGCATCATCAAGGAACTCAGGGAAGCCTATGGAAAACCTGACTTTGCCATTTGGGAAAACGTCACTGGAGTCTTCACCAGCAACGGAGGGCGTGACTTTGAAGCCGTCCTGCACTCGCTGGCAGACATCGGGGCGGTGGACATCTGCTGGCGTGTTCTGGACTCGCAGTTCTTCAATGTCGCCCAACGCCGCAAACGTGTGTTCCTTGCAGCAGATTTTAGAGGCGAACGCGCCGAGTCAGTACTCTTTGAGCCCGAAAGCCTGCCAAGGAATCCTGAGAAGGGCCGAAAAGCGGGGAGCACGGCTCATTCCAGAGTTGGAGCGCATGCTACGAAAGGTCGCTGGCCAGCAGACGTAGTGGCTACGCTGGACACGCAGTTTGGCCTCAAGCATGGGCTGGAGGACCAGCACGTCAACAACGGTTGCCCTTGGTTTGTGCCTGTTCTCGACAACGGCATTCGCAGGTTGTTGCCAGAAGAATTTGAGGCACTACAGGGGTTTCCCCGTGGCTGGACAGATCAACAGGCAAACCGGCACCGCTACAAGCAGTTGGGCAACGCGGTGACGGTCAACGTAGCCGAGTGGCTTGCCCGCCGAGTTGCTGCTACCTTAGCGCCAAAGGAGACCACCGATGCCTAATCCCAAACCCCCCGCTACCGTTCGTCAGATTGCCAAGAACGCCCTTGAGCGCCGCCGAGAGCATGGCCGTGGAGGCACTGAGGTTGGGGTTGCCCGCGCCCGTGACCTTGCTGCCGGCAAGGGCATCTCCCCCGAAACCCTCAAGAGGATGAAGTCGTTCTTCGCCCGCCACAGCGTCGATCCCAAGAGCGACAAGACCTCCGCTGCCTCTATTGCGTGGGGCCTCTGGGGTGGAACCGCAGGCCAGAAGTGGGCCAACGCCCAAGTCAACAAGCTAGAGCGCGAGAAGAAGAAAAAGTAGCCACGTCCCATCCATGTGGCAGCACTTGTTGACGGTGCCCTGATGTCGTGTCAGGGCGCCGTTTCTTTTTGCTCGCGTGCTCCATAGAGCTTGCCGTTCCACACCGTCTGGCCATGGCGCAGGGTGATGGGGTAGACATAGCTCCTCCCCGCATCGCTCAAGTACACCACCGCCACCTGATGCACCCATCCTGCCTGCGCTCCATGCAGCCAGCCAGGGGTGAGCGTGCGAGCACAGCCCAGACCGATAGCGGTGGCGTGCCCCCCCACCGTGGGGCGCGTAAAGACCTGTGGCTTGTGGGTGTGGCCGTACAGGACCGTGCGCTCCGGCCTGCCGTAGACCTCTGCCATCTTGCCCGAATGGAACTTGCTGGGGCGCTCCCGCAGGTCTTGGTGCCCATGTGTTAGGTCGAGGTCGCCACGCACGACAGGCTGCTTGTACTCAGGCACCCACTCAACGCCCAACTTGTCCAACTCCAGCCCCACCTGGAACGACAAGCTATCGCGCAGGGAGGGGGCCTTGGACATGAGGAACCGAGTCAACCGGCTCTCATGGTTGCCCTCTAGGTAGGTCATGCGACAGCCCTCGCCCACCACCTCGCGTAGCTGCCTCAAGGCGCTCTTGCCTGCCTCAAAATCCTCCGTCAGTTTCTCTAGTTCCGCCCCACCGTGCTGGCTCACTGAGGACATCTCAAGGAAGTCACCCAACAGCACGATCTCCGAGGGCCTCACGTCCTTGAGCAGTTCCAGAATGGTGACCCACACAGCACGATCATGCTCCGGGAAGTGGATGTCGGAGATGACAAACAGCGTCCGGTTGTGCCGATGCTTTTTCTGTTCCTCTCGCCGTGCAGCCTGCTTGCGAAGTTCACAGGGCCTACAGTCGGCGCGTAGCCCACTGGGAGAGTTAGCGTTACTGCGAAAGTGAATGTAGTTTGCCGGCTTTTTCTCGCCACAAGACTTACACTGCTGAGTCGTCGCTCCAGACATCCAGCACTCCACCTATGAAAAGGGCCACAAGGTTCCGCCAGTTGCGGGCCTTGTGGCCTCTTTACACAATTGAACTGTTCTGTCTATGGAACTCTACCGATAGGCTTACTCAGCCTTCGGCTCGTCCTTGGGCTGCGAAACCACAGCCTTGAACATGGAGCCCATCTGGACAGCCTTGTCCACGTTGAGGGCCACAGCGTTCACCACGGCATTGGCACCGAGCAGGGCGGCAGGAGGCTGCTTGCCCTCTGCGGTCTGCTGGCGCACGATGTGGTTAAAGAACGAACCGATAGCCGAAAACAGCGGCACCAATGCGCCAGCCAGTTCCAGCATCTTGTGAAGATCGAATTGCATGGGATTCCCCGGAAGGATGGTGTTAAGCACCATCGGTTAAGCCTCTGCCACGATCTGGACAGACACGGCGGCGCCGCCGGTCCGCAGCCAGACCTTTTGACAAATCTGCCATGACCATTCGTGGCTAGAGGACGGGCTCTTAACGTCATTCAGCAGCGCCACGTCGTCCTGGTGGCCATCCAGAGACACATAGGCCATTGCTGCTGCGTCCATGTTCATCACCCGAATGCGCTTGGGCACAAAGGGAATGACCACGTCCGGGTTGGTGGCGTAAGAGCCTGCCGCCACCGACACAACCTTGCTGTAATTTGCCATTAGTCAGTCTCCCGTTCACGGATGGGGCCACGCTGCTCCAACAGCGTCACCCGAACGTGCATCGCCTGCATGTCTGCGTCCAGCTTGTCCAGCCGACGCTCCAGCTTGTTGCTCATAGTGTTAATGGTTGTTCCAAGGGCGTTGATCCGCTCCGTAATGCCGTCCAACTTCACGTCGAGATGGTCCTTGTTCATGGCCATCACTGCCTTGCGCCCCGACTCACTCTTGAGCGCCGCCAAGGCAGTCTTCTCAATCCAATCGCGGCCCTTGATGACAGCAAAGATCAGCGAAACGAGCCAACTCGCGCCGCTGGCCATGGCAATCAGCAACGCTGTGGAATCTGCGGATGGCATCCCTTGTCCCCTGTCGAAGTACCTACGTCCTTTTTACCACACCCACCCCTAAACCGCTGGCGACAGCCGAAAGGGACTTGCCGGAATGACAACGTTCACTTCTGAACCATTTGCCCACTTGACATCGTAGACGTACCGCCCCCAAGGACTGCCGTCCATGGTCAAGCGCGCCCAAGAGAACAGAGCAGTCCCCGCCCCCAGCATGGGCGTCCAAGTACCCACAATGCGGGCCAGTGCGGGCTCGTCCTGTGGCTTTTGCTTGACCGTGAGGATCAGTTCACCCAGTGCAGCCACCGGCACCCCGCCGGGGTTGGTCACTTGGATGATGATCTGGTTGCTGGTGGCTTGGATGACGGACAACTCCTGCCGTGGGTTCTCTGGCACCCACGCAGCCCGGGGCGTCGTCCCGTCCTCGTACACACCTGTTAGGTAGATGACTGCCATGGGTTAGCCCTGCCACATCAGAAGTTGGTAGTCCGAAATCCACCAATACGCATTACCTATCAGAATAGTTGGCGAAAATCGCGCACTTGCTGTTACTGTATACGAACCGTTAGCGGTGGCAAAAAACGATAAGGTCGGAAACGTAATTGATCCCGATAATTCATTTGAAGCCGTTGGCATTGAGTATTTGTGAATAAATGTTTTGGAATACCCAGAGGGCCCTGTTACAACAAATCTCAAAATAACTTCTGAGTTGACGTTGTTTCCAATGCATTCAACGCGATTCCAGAATGTGGTGCCATCATCGTGCGGCATAATGGCAAACATAACTGAGCCTTGCTTGGCAGTAGCCAGAGTTACGCTTGCCAGCGTTTGGTATGCACCAGGCTCAACATTCACTACTTGCAGCGTTCCCGAAACAACAGTTGCGCTGTACTGTGATTGTATCGCATCGTATGGAATAGTAGCCGACGCAAATGCGCCTGCCGGCACAGTTCCCCAAGAGGGGGTTGTGCCACCCCGCAGCACTTGGCTCGTCGTGCCAGGTGCCAACTTGCTTAGGCTCGTAGCTCCAGAGGCATAGAGGATGTTGCCTGCCGTATAGGTGTTCTGCCCAGTGCCCCCGTAGCCAGCCCCCAGCGTGCCGGTAATGCGCGAGGCGTCCAGTGACCCGGTCGTTTCTGAGAGCGCCACAGTGCCCCAATCAGGCAAGCTGCCGTCACTCTTGAGCACGGTGCCGTTTGCGCCAATGGTACGCTTGCTAAGGGTGGTCACTCCGCTGGCGTAGAGGATGTCGCCAACTGCGTAGGAAAACTGTCCCGTGCCACCGCGACCTGCGTTCAACGATCCCGTGGTGGCGTTGCTGTCAGCAAGATCAATAGGGCCCCAATCGGCCAGATTGGTGGCCCCCACACTGGTCAACCGCAGTGCCTGCCCCACAAGCCCGATGCCGCTAGTGACCAACACGCCTTGGACCTTGGCCACGGAGGGATTGGGGTACTCACCACTGAGGTCACCTCCCGCGTTGCCCCGAGGGATGGAGTTGGCGACCGCTGCAATCGCCAAATCGTAGGTGCCGTCCACGACCACGTTGGCGACATCACCAACCTGACGAATGTAAGTGCCAGGAGTCAGCGTCAGGTTGCCGCTATTGCTCACATAGACCGGATCACCCGCAACGCCACCCGTTTCCATGGTGTAGGCGGGAATGACGCCAATGACCATGACGCGGCAATAGTCTCCCGTCGAAACTGCAAGGGCCTGTCCTTCCTTGTTGCCGGTCAGCACGCCCATCGGCCCGTCCACGTTCTCAAGGGCCGTTGCCAGCGCCTTGTTGATCGTGGGAATTTGGCGCTGGCCTGGCAACCCATTGGCAATGGTCGTCAGTCCTCGTATGTGAACGACATCGCCAGGCGACAGGTTCTCGCCCGCGATGCACACAAACGCGCCACCATCAGTCAGCCGCGTCACCCGTCGCAGGATGTCGTTTACTGCCGTTCCTGCCCAACCAGTAGAGCCACTGTTTTCAGTAGTCTCCATGATGGCTGGAACACGGTTGCCGGTCTCAAGTTCCCGCACCGCTACGATGACTTGGTCACTGGCCTCGTCTATCAGTCCCTTGTTCACCACCAACCGAATGAGGTAGCTGCCCTCGCGGTTGGGGGTAAAGGTGGGCGCTGCTGCCGAGGTGCTGCTCAAAGCTGCGGCAGGGCCGCTGCCCTCTGTGGGCTGGGTGAGGAGAGCCCACTCCCACGTCGAGACCCCCGTGTCGTCCACGTTTGACAAGGCCACCGACACGTCCAACGGGACATTGTCATTGGAGCCGGGAACTGCATTAACTGCGATTTGTGCTGTTACGGGCATAGGTCACCGGCTCCTTAAACAAACGTAATGGCCAGGTTAAAGTCTACGTCCACTGTCGGCACCGAGGTGCCACCGGAACGGCTAAACACTGGATGCGTCGTATTCCAAAGCATCTTGGTCGTATATGGCGAAGATGCGTAATACTCAGGCATACCAAGCACAAAGGTTACAACCGTAACGCCTTGTCCAACTGCAAGCGGGAAAGTTGGTGAAGCTTGTGCGCTATTCAGTAGCAACGCTTGTGTAGCGGCAGTTGCGGTGCCGTTGTAGACCTCAACAATGCTTGCCGACGCTCCTAATGAGAAGTTTGCAGCATCAATAAGCAGATCATTGCGAACATTAATCGTACCGCCCACCCTCAAGTCTGATCCGCCATGCACAATAATTAATTTATACTTGTTTTGCGTATTGCTGTCATTGTCTTTGACAATACTGACCGGCATAGTCAGCATACTGTTAAGCGTGACATTGGATAGGTGGTCGCCAACGAGATAGGACGGCCCAGAAGGAGTGCTCCCTAGCTTAGCCTTACCTGAGAATGATACGAGGCCAAAAGGAGCAAGGATTTTACGCAGATCGTTGATCTCAAGCGTCGTATAACCAGCGCCAGGGAGTGTATCTGCCACGTTGATTGCGGCAATAGCATAGTATCCCGCATCTACGACAGGCAGCGGCGCATCCAAAAACCCATTAGGCGATGCGGCAGGCACCTCTATACCCATCTTATAGACGAGGTACTGGTCAGCCGTAGGCACGCCACCTGCGGGAAGCGTGTACTGCGGCTCATTAGTGAAGTCGCGACTCAGCGTATGGTAGCGGTTCTGTGCTGAAAAGGCGTTGACGCCGGGCTGGTAGATGTCAGTAGTGGCCACATCGGTCAACGTGGTTTTCGGCTTGATCATAATCAAGTCGCGGCGAATGTTTCCAGCAGAACAGAGCGGTGCAACATCAAGCGTGCGCGCATCTGTATACAGTGCCTTGTAGTCAAAGGCGTCATTTACGCCAGCAATACCACCAATGTTAGAGATGGGCGCAAAGGCGCCAGACACAAATCCCACACCCCGTCCCAGATACACCTGCGTGGGCGTAGGTCCTTGGGTAACGTAGAATGAGGCTCCAACAAAACCGTCAGTGCCTTGGCCAGGCGCTGCTATTCCAGACTGCAGCAGTGACAGCGCAAGTGCCTGCACGTCGTAGTTGGCGAATCCCAAGTTGAGTCCGCTGGAGGTGGGGCGCTCCAGTGCATTGGTAATCTGCTGGTTAAAGGGCTTGTTAGACATACGGACGGCTCCTACGGAACGAGGATGTAGGCGATGTCGATCCCGGCGGGTTTGGCCTGCTCTAGGCTGGACGCCAGACCGGGATAGATAGCACCAAAATTGGGAATTGTCGGCAGGGCAATGACCAACTGACCCTGATCGTTTGAGGTCAGGTAACGGTTGGAAAGGGGATCAGGATTGGGGACATCCGTCCCGTAGTCATAGGCAAAGATGTTGCTGCTGTAGTCAGGCACCACCACGTTGATCTCTGCCGTGTTGAACGTCTGGTTGACAGGGAAGTTCAGCGGTGAGGCGCCCGTATAGGTCTCGCTGTAGGCCGTCTGGTAGCGGATGTCCCAGACCTCGCGGTAGGCCCAAGTCTCACTAGCCGTTCGCAGCGCCTGCCCAATGATCTGGTTGACCAGTCGCGCCAGTGCCGTAGGTGTTACCGTTTCGGGCAGGAAGGCGATCCGTGCGCGGTAGCTGTCATCCGACTCCTTGAGGTAGGGAGTCCGCTCGTTGACATCCACCCCAAGGGACACGTCTGGAGTCGTGGTGCCCCATCGGATGATGTCGATGCCCGCAGTCAAAGTGGTAATCAGGCCATGCGAGTCGATCTCTGCCTGCGTGCCTTGAATGAGCGGCACTGCGCGCACGGTGCGAGGGCCTTGATCGTCCTGACCAAAGATCACCGGATCAATCGTGCGGTAGATGAAGCCATCTGCCGTCTTGAGCCGCGAATCAGCCAGCACGGTGATAGGCCAGTTATTGCTCCTAATCAGCCGCACCGTGGCAGGCGTAATGCGCCGATAGGCGCCCCGGTCCTGCCCCAACCCGTCCAGCATGGGCGAGGAGCCGCCCACGGCATCAGTCGTTTGGCGCACCTGCATGGTCGGGTCGAAGTTCGCACCCGATGAGGACACCACAGGCGCCACTATCTGCGAAATACTTCCCGGCAGCACCTCGCCTGCCTTTGAGGTGACCGGCCCAGGCTTGTTCCAGTTCCAGCCCCTTGCCAGTGCCTGCACCTGTACCGCATGAGGTCCAAGGTCCGAGGCGCCAAACACCACATCTGCCACCGTTTGGTACAGGTAGCCGTCATAGGTGCCTACCACAGTGCCCTTAAGCAGCGTTACCGCGCCAAAGACCGTGTTGTCCCGGTAGAACTCCACAGTAGCCGTAGCGTAGGTGCCCCCAGTTGCGGAGCCGATGTAGCAGCCAGAGCCAATGTGAGCGACACCCTCACTCACCCGCGCATTCACCTTGGCCACTGCCTGTAGGTACTCGTACCCAGGTCCCGGCGACTTGAGCGGGGCAAGGTANGTTGCTACTAGAGGCCCGCACAAGCGCCAGCGTGGTTCGCAGCACCTGCAACGGCTGGACGTACACCAGCGGGTCCGTAGACACAATGACGTTGGCGGGGCTAACGATCTCGTCCCCCGTCACGATCAGCCCGCTAGTACCCTGTAGCACTTGAATAAGCGCCGACAGGTACAGCGACTGTCCCGGCTGGAGCGAGTTGATGTAGTTCGCCACAGCTGCCCGTGCTGCTGTGGCCACTGCGTTGATGTCCACTCCCGCTTGGAATGACAGCGACATCACGATGGGCTGCGGCACCACCTGTGCCAACTGCACCTGCACAAACACACCAGCAGGACGGTACGCCTCTAGGGCATTGAACACGTTCTGGGCCAGCACCTTGCTCTGGGCCTCGTAGGTCGGCGGCACCACAGAGTAGTTCGCCAGCGTGTCCGTGTACTTGTCGGCAATAACGCAGATCACCCGCTTGTTGGGACCGCCCGCGCTATCGTAGGTCTCGTAGGTCGAGGCACTCACAACGCCAGGCACCGCCAACGCGCCCTGCGTAATGGCAGAGAGCGTGCCACGCTGCACAGTCGTGAAGAAGGCCCGCCCACGCTCACGGAAGTCCGTATCGCTCTCGCGATCCGATGCCCCTGCCGTTGCGATGGGATTGGTAACAGTCAGCCCAGATGGCGAGAACGGAATAGTGCCCGTGATGTTGGTGATAGTGCCAGCCTTGGCTTGCTGGTTGGCTCCTGCCAACTGGCTCCGCACCGCAACGTACACAGGCCCTGCTGATCCTGCGGGAAACAGCGTAGGTGCCGTAGTCTCAAACTTCAGCCCCTCCGTCGAGGTCAACTGCGTGCCCACGGGGATGTTAAAGGCCGAGCGGCAGCGCATGCCGTGGCGACGAGGATGTTGGCATCGCTACCCTCACGGTCAATAGCGTCCACCGTCAGCGAGGAGTTCCGTACAAGCGCCTCGTTTCGGGCGATCTGGAACAGTGTTGGGAAATTCGGAAAGTCCACTGCTCACCCCTAAAACTGGACCGCTCCGGTCGGAATGGTCATGTCCGTTTGAATCACGTCCCCGGTCGCCTTGAGCCGCACCTTGAGGTTGATGAGAAGCGTGCCAGTGCCGGCTGCATAAGACAGGCTGGCGCGTGATTCCGCAACCTCTGGCTCTAGGTTCACCTGCTGCTCAATCTGCACAGCCAACTTCCGCAGGTCCACGTTGGGAATCGGCTCCTTGATCCGCAGGCCCAGACCGTAGTTGGGCAGGTGAAAAAAGTCGCCTGTGTTAGAAATTAGTCGGCGCTTAACCAGTTTCATTATCAGGTCTGGTCCACTCTGCGAGGCGTAGTCCCCGCTAGAGATAACCAGCGTGCTGCCTGCCGATGTCTCAGTTTGCGCCATTGGCAATATCCTTTACACCAAATCCCGTGGAAGCGGCACGCCGCTCGTTCGTGCTTGCGGCTGCTAGGTAAACACCGCTAAACACTTCCTCAATCGTCGGGAACGGAATGCCGTTTGCGGAAATCAGCGTAGTGGTCTTCAACTGCAATGAGCCATAGTGATTGGGAAAGACCTCCAGCGTCACTAGGTCATAGGTGAAGGCGTCCACCATGTTGACCACCATGATGGTGTAGACCTTGCCTGACTCCACGTCTGTAATGGCCCATGTCCGTGGGTTGAGTGCGTCACCCGTGTCGGTTGACGACTCATGCAAAGGCTCGTAGGTCAGCACGATCCGCACCTTGCGATCCCCAACAGCAAAGGCGTTTGCCTCTGCCGTGGGCACAATGGTAACGCCCGTGCCCCAGTAGCCAGAGCCATAAGGCAGTATGCCGTAGCCACTCACGATGCCACCACCTTCTCAGAGGCCGAGTCGATCTTGCCCGACAAAGTCATAGGCTGGCGGGGAATAGGCGGCACCGTAGGCACTGCAATCGGCCCAGCCGCTGGCAGGAACGTCACCGCCTGCACCTGCGGCACTCCACCCGGAGGCGTATAGGTAAAGGTCATGGTGAACAATGCCGCAGGCGGAATAGGCGGAATCACGTCAACCATAAAGGTGCCATTGGCTGTAGTGTCATCCACACGCGCCACGCCCCGCGTTGCCGCCTCGTCACCCAGCACGACCTTGCCGTCCTCTGCCGTGATGTAGGCCGTCCCAGACCCCAGCATCTTCATTCGCAGGTTCTTGCCTGACTCCACCACCAGCGTCATGTCCTCTGGGTTTTCGTAGACTGCCTGCGGAGGCGGGTCAGCCGGGGACCAGAGGCGCTGCATGACCACCAACCCCTCATCGGGATCACCCGATGGGGCGCACACCAGCACCTCGTCCCCCTCATGCAGGGGCGCGTAAAAGCCAAACCCGTTGCCGGCGTAAATGGCCCCTACCCGTGCAGTCTCTTCCTCTCCCGTGGGCATTAGCTGGATGTCTACCACCACATCCTGCTGGCCTTCCTGTGACTCAATGTACGGCTCACTAATCAGCACGGCGTAACTCACCCAGACCCGAGGATCGATGCCAGGGCGGGACACGGCATTGGACAACCGCGCCACGTCGATGCCTGTAGAGACACGGGAGCGTAGCATGGCTTATGGACTCCTCTTGGCTGTAGGCACCTTGACTGCCTGCGCCCTTGTCTGCGCTGGGGTAGCCACAGGAGCCGTTGGGTAGATGCTGTTGCGCGGAATGACGTAGTTGTGGAAGTCCAGCGCCACGCTGATGCCCGACTTCACGTCCCAATCGAACTTGACTGCATTGACCCGATAGGTCGTGTGGTACTGGTCAAGGTTGTTGCGTGAGGTGGTCACGATTGCGCTGGCTAGGTTTTTGTCCCCCACCTGCTTGGTCACTTCCTCAATCAGTGCCGCATCGCTGAGTTGGGCAGCAGAGTTGAGAGGGCTAACACTGGGCGCCCGTGCCGAAAGTTCCCGCGAGTCCACCATGATGGCAATGCCATCCATTGGACGAATGCGGATAAGGTCCGGGTCTTCGTTGCCTGCCCCAAAGGACGATAAGCTGCGCGTCTTGACGTTGCCGCCGGTCTCTCCGCGCATGATCTCGTTGTAGAGGCCATCTGCGATGTTTTGTAGGTCCGACTGCTTCTTGATGCCGTAGACCTGTATGGTCAGCACGTCCTTGGCCCCCAACTCGCCATTGGGAGTCACACCAGAGCGACCTGCCGCATCCGTGTCCGTTGCTATCGGAGCGGCACCTTGTATCTGGGCATAGGTCTTGCGTGCCGTAGAAGTGGCCTCAAGCAGGCGCCCTGCGCCACGGTCGTTACTGCTGGTGTCGTAACACACGGCCCGCACAGCCCGTGCCGTAATGCCCATGAACTTCCGCTCTACGTTCAGTTCCTCAATGTTGCGCCCAAACAGCAGGCGCCTCACCTTGAACTGCGTGCCTTGGTCATCAGTGCGTGTTACGCCATTCAAGAACGGCGAGGGCGTGTTGCGATCCGACAGCCACAACTGATCGTACAGGTTCCGTTGGGGAATGATCATAATGCACGGCATGTACTGCTGGCCGCTAGGATCGCTATTGGGCACCGGCTGCACCGTAAAGTACGGCACCGCTCCCACAAACCCGCAGTAGCGCGTGATCAAGTCCCAGAAGTTGAGTTTATCAGTCCGAGACCCAGGGGAGCGGCGCAACTTTCGGCCAGATGCGCTCCTCCTCACCCGCTGCACGCTGGCGTCCAACTGCTCCAACTTAGCCAGATAGGGAATTTCCTTGTCGGGCCACTGGTCGGCAGGTGCTGGAACCACATCAATCTTTCCTAACCAGCCATTCAGTGTTGACCATCTCCGTTGTGATGGGCGTGTTGAGAAACAGCCCCGTCATGTCCCGACCTTCAATGTGTACCAGACTGCCACTAGACGTGTGCTGGACCCGCCAACTGTCCATTAGCCCTTGCAAGACAAGGTTGTCCACAGATGGCATCAGAGCCGACTTCCGACGCGCCGTCGTGATCTGCGAGACTCGCTCCTCACCTGCCGTTTGCAGCACACCTTGGGCAAAGTCACCAGCAGGCACCGAGTCCATGTAGATTTCGACTGCCGCAGATCGCACCAGCCGTGGATCAATCGGCAGCACCCGATAGTCAAACGTCAGCGAGAACTTCCCCGGCTTTCGCATCCCGGCCAACTCCACGCTGGCCTTGATCGGAATGCGCGCCGTGATGTGGCTCCCCTCTGCATTAGCGTTGAGGTCAAGTGCCATGCCGGCACCTTGCTCCTCCAAGTCGAGGATGATGCCGCCCTTGGAAAGTTCCTCTTTGGTGTAGGAGGTAATAGACCGCCCCGCACCAGCCTGGTACGCCTCATCAAACTTCACGCGCATGTTGACCACGCATGAAGGGTAGTAGGTCACACCTAGCGGGGAGCCAGCCATCAGTAGCCTCCTCCCTCAATCAGCCCTGCCACCAAGGCAGACGAGTTCTGCGGCACAAAGACCAACATGCCTGCCTCCAGACGACTCGACGTAAGGCCGTTGTAGAGCATCAGTTGCTTCCAGTAGTCTTGGGTGCCGTAATACTGCTCGCTAATAGCCCGCAGGTCCATGGCTTGCTTGGCAAGCACAGAAACTGCTTGGCTACCCTGCGTCATCTGCCGCTGGTACTCATAGCGCCAGATGGCGTTATTGTTGCGAACTTGGACGATAGAACTACGAACGCCCCGCGTGTAACTCGCCGCCCCAAGCTGGATGCCGTAGGGCAAGGAGTCCTCGCGCAGCATGTTCTGCTCACCCGTGACCGCTTCTACTGCCGCTCCTACACCAGAGCCAAAAGCGTAAACCTCCGTTAGAGAGCGGTCGATAAACGTGCCAATGACGGCATTGCAGGCATTGACTGCTCCAGTGCTGGTGGCAATCACTGACCGCACAACGTTAGGCACCATGTAGATGCCGTTAGCCAGGCTCTGCGCCGTGGCTGCGATGTAGTTAGTCCACGACCGAGCGGAGTCGTCAAAGTTTCGCAGTGCTTCCTCAAAAGGACCAAGCGGAGTGATGGCAAGGGGCTTAGGAGCCAGCCATGCGTTCTGCACACCACTGCGATTGCTGGCTGCTTGGGTCGCAATATCCGTCAGGGTGGGCTTGTTGGCGACAGCGGCAGGAATCGTAGTTGCTTCCTGTGCCACCACCGAGAACTCAAGTTCCCACTCGCAGTAATGCGTGGTCTGCCACGTCTGCGTAAAGGCGGTGATGTGGCCAATGCGCTGGAGCCGATCCCAAGACAGGGTGATCCGCTTCCCCATGCGGCGCATGGTGTCCACAATCTTGACCAACTCAACGACGTTGGCAACATTAGCGGCAGTGTTCAGCCCGCTGTTCAAAGCTGAACGAACAAGGTTTACTTCTGCTGACACATACTTAGCCGCGCCAGTTCCCTCAATGAACTTGTCCTTCCAGAACCCCTTGAGGACGATAACGTCCTCCTCTGGCCCAAGCATCTGCACCGTGGCCTGCGGGCTACCGGGGTACCACACGAACTCTGCCCGCTGCTTGCCGCCAATGGACAGAGGCATATAAGGCAGGGCGCGTTTAGTCAGTTTAAGCGTGCCGCCACCTTCTTCGGCCAGCGTGAGGGAGGATGACTCGTTAGGGGGTGCGTTGGCCATGGCGAGGAGTCCTTAGTGGGCGCTAAACGTCGGGGCGGTCACGGCACCCAACTTCATCTCACCCGCACGGGCAAGGTCCGAGGCAAACGCCACTGCGATGCGATCAGGGTCGAACCCCTCCGCGAACTCCTGCCGAATGTCGAAGCGGTTGTTGTTGAACTCGACCTTGAGTTCGCGAACCGAGGTGGGAGCCTTGGGCATTTCGACCTTGCCCTCTTTTATTAACTGATCCCACAGTGCCTTAGGATCGTATCCTCTAGCCTCAACAAATGCCGCCCACTCTGCCTGCGTGCCAAACATACTCTTTACGCCCTTAACAGGGGCCAATTCCTTGAGGCGAGTTTCCGCCGCAAGTTGCTCCAAAATGCCAGGCGTATAGGCTTTCGGCTTAATCTGTGCTGCCGCACCTGCACGACTTTGAATTGTCGCCTGCTGTTCAAGGAACTTCTTGTAGTCTGCTTCAGTTTCTTTTGAGAGGCGCTCAATTTCGCCAAGGTCACGCATGGCGTAATAGAGCCCAACCCCAGGAACAAAAGAAGTCAAAGACTCAAAGGTTGAGCGTTCCATATAAGCAGCCTCCAATTCCTTGAGGCGCTCAGAGCGGGTCTTGGCGGCAGTAGTTGTTCCTTCACCTTTCAATTCTGCAATTTTGTCTGCTATTGTTTTGACAGTAGACAATACGCCAACAAATGCGTCACCCAAGCCAGTTGCTACGGATCGCGCCAAATCCATGACGGCGACCTTGTTTTTCTCAAGCCACTGGTTGATTTCAGTTACACCTGTTTTTACGGCTTCAAAAAATGGTTGTCCGCCAATAGCAAAAATCTCTTCAATGCGAGACTTCAACTCACCAAACTTGGCATTCGCCGTTTCTGCTGCCATAGCCATGCCGCCGCTTGCCTTGGCCACGGCATCCATCAGCAAAGACATACGCTTCTCAGGAGCCAGTTTATTGAACTCCTTGGCCGACATGCCAATGTAGGTGCGTAGTTCTTGGTAGGTCTTGGTGCGGAGGTGAGCACGACCTTGCAGCATTTCCTGCAAGTCGCGACCGGCCTGTGGCGCATCCACCATGCGGCTCATAGCCGCAGCCGTGTACTTGCCCGCAAATTCTGTGTACTTCTTGATGTCCGTCATGCCTGCCGCAATTGCGTCGGGCAGTGCGGCAGCAAACACGTTGTAGTAGTCCTTAGCCTCGCCAGGCAGCTTTGCTGCCATGGTACGAAGCGTGGACATAATCTCAAGAGCCCCCTCAGATGCGGTTTTAACAGAAGGCGCCAAACTCATGCTGGTGAGCGTATTGGCGATACGAAGTTGTGTGTTTTCGTATTCCTCGCCCACCTTGATGGTGTACTTCAGCAGTCCCGTGACCGCGTGAGTAGCGCCCATAACCGCATTCTCAATCGCGTCTACCAGCAGATTGGCGCGGGTGACGGCATTGAAGATGCCACCCGTGAACCGAAACATCTCGTCGGGACGCCCACCACCCGGAGCGCCGGGAGCACCTGGCATACGAGGCGGCTTGGGAGGAGGAGGTGGCTTAGGGGGGCGCATAGCCTGCGCCTGCTTCATACGAATGATGGCATCTTCTGCCGCCTTCGCTGCGTCCCTAAGCCGATCGATCTCCGATGCAACCGACTTGACCCCCGCGCTCATGTTGTCGCGGAGTTCCAAGAATGTTGAGATTGTAGGATTTCCCGCAGCAGCCATGGTGTGTCCTACTCACTCAGCGGCCCCTTATTGGCCGCGTTTTCCTTCTCAACAATCTCTGCGATCTTCTCTGACAGCTTGTTGAGTTCTCGCACGGTCAGCTTTCGCGCCACGTCCACTGGCTGGTGCCCATAGCGACCGACATAGGCCAGAATACGCCAGATGCGGTCATCCACACTGCCAGCCCGTTTGTAGGCGACTGCGATCTCCCCAATGGATACGGCTTGGGAATACCGCAGTCGCCCCTTTGGCGCTAAACGCTGCTCATGCGCGAGGCGAAAAAACTCTCCACCTCGTCATCATTGGCGAGGTGCAGCCGCACCCATGCAGAAGCCAGCAAGGTGCGGACCTTGGGGTGCATGTTGTTCCATGCCTTGTCCACGGACGCATCCGCAAACCCAACAGGCTCCCCATTCACCTCGACCAGTGCTTGCTTGGCCATCTCAGAGGCCCGCTTGTCAGAGGCGCCCCTGCACCGCGCCTCTGCCTTGAGTTCCTCATCTGCCGTGATCTCGACCAGCCCAAGGGAGCGGACTTCCCCAGGGATGGACTCTGGAACCGTGAACCGATGGATCACGCGATCCGGCTGGTTGCCAAACAACTTCTGCTCAAAAGCGTTCATGTGTGCCCTCTGCGGAGTGAGGTTGGGTTAGGTGATGCGGGTAAAGTTAGAGCAGCTACCCGACAGGGTGAACTGGCCGTACTGCTCACGCCCACCGAACGTGATCGGCAGGTTCTCAAAGAAGCAGTCTTGCAAGACAATCACAGGACGAGCCCCGCCCGGGAAGTTCAGCGTGGTCCTGATGTTGATTGTGGCTGCGGTGTAACCGGCATTGGTCTGGCCAATAGCGCGGTTGCGGATCACCTCAATCAACCGAATGACGCTGTCGTCCTCAAAGTTCATGTCCATCTTGAAGTCAACACCATCAAAAATCTCGTCATAACGCTTGGACGGATCGCCAAGGTACTGCTCCTCAAGTTTGCTGAACTTGGGGGTCAGTTCAAAGTTACGGATGGGCGAGCCAGCCACAATGACAGCCTGCCCATTCACAAGCACTTCAACGGTTGTGTCTTGCCCTTTAATTCTTTGAGCCATGGCTATTTTCCTCCAAAGCAAAAACGCGCAGGTGCCTTTCGGCTCTCCTGCGCGCCCTATCCAGCAGCGTCATGCTGCCGTGAAGCGTGCCGCCCCATGAGGGCATGTGCTGAAACTAGACCAAGAAAAGGACCTGGTCAAGGTTAAGGCAGAAAGATGTGCGGCACCCAAGCAAGGACTATTCCGGCAGGAAGGGGGCGCTGGTGGGATGGGTGGTGCGCCAGCCAGAAAGAGATGTCTCGCCCCTGCTCAAGGGTGCTCTGCACACCTCATCTTAGCCTATCCTGCCCCAACTCCTTAGCGACCCTTGGCCTTTTTGTACTTCCGCAGGGTCTTCTCGTCCTGCTTCTTGTACTCAGGCAGCTTAGCCAGCTTGCTCTTGGGCGTTTCCTTCACGAACTTCTTGGCAGTGCCCTTGGGGATTTCCCCTCTAGCCTCTGCTGCGAATAGAAACCTCTGCTGCGCCTTGCTCTTCAATGGCATTTTTACCTCACTGGAGGGTGTCGTTGGTAAAGCCGAAACAGACGGCGTCCAGCACGACAAACCCATGGTGGCTCAAAAGGGGTGCGTCGCAGACTACGCAGATCAGCTGTGGGCCGCAGCCGCAGTCCTTTTCTTCACCGTCACCCCAATGGTGGGTGCTAACACCCCCATTGTGTGCCCAAAGGACCGTTTCTACGCTGTCGCAAGTCGTGCAACGCATGGAACGCATCCTAGCCCCAAACGCACCAAGAGGCCACAGGGGTTTGCCCTATGACCTCTTTTAGGTGGTGGAGCGCCGGGTGATCGAAACCCGCCCTCAGGCTTGCAAAGCCCGCATGCCACCGTCAACACCTGCGCCCCGTATGAGATGCACCCTACACCGCAGGCTGGCTCTCTGCAATGTTCAAAACGGCACTCACATAGGCCAGCGTGCGCTCCGTCTTGCTATCCACAACCCCATTGGGATGCAGACGCCAGGCCCTCTGGAACGCCATGATGGCCTGTTGGCTGCGCGGCCCCAGCAGCCCATCAATCTCCCCTGAGTACATCTTGATGGCTGCAAGGCACTCCTGCACCTCCACAGGAGTCAGTGCCAACCCGTCCTTGTAGAGTGACAGAATTTTGGCGTCCCCTGCTGCGCTGGTGTTGGTGCTCTTGGCACTGGCTGCAAGGAACGGCTCTGCGGCCTCCTTTACGCCAAGGAAGTTGTAGTGCCAATCCTCGCTGCCACGCTTGTTGTCCTTCCTGTGGCAGTACCAGCCGTGCTCGCGCATGAGCAGGTCAAAGGAAGGCTTGGAGAGCTTGGTTGCTGCCATCATGGAGTCGATGTCCACGTCGATGGCGATGCCGTAGTTATGCAAGGAAAACCCAGGAGGCATCACGCCAGACTTTTCCTGCATGGCCTGCATGCTCTGCTCTGCGGTGCGGAACATGTCACTAACCCGCAGGCGTGTGCCCATGCCCTTTTCGGCAGCAGCAAAGGCCGCAGCCGCCTCTGGGTGCAACAGACTCATGCGCGCAGGGAACTGATCCTTCTTGGGGCCATAGATGCCCAGCACGTTGGGAACTCGCACAAGGTTGAGTGAGAGGCGCGCCACTGTATGTTTCCTCCTTAAAAGGTGTGGAAAGCCTATAGCACAAAAGAGGAAGGGGCCACACGGCGTCCCGTGTGACCCCTCCCGCCTGTCCTACCAGCCGGTTCCGCTGCCGTCTGGCGGTGTCAGGCTAACTTACAGAAGGCCAATTACGCCTTCAGAGTCGCAGGCCCAAGATGCACGCGAATCATCGCGCTGTCGTACCGATAACCAACCGGCACTGCCCACTTGCCCGACGGAATGTCTGCGTAGGTGCAGAACACGCCAGGGGCCGAACCCAGATACACCTTCTGGTCCGTACCGAAGGCCATCAGCGCGCCGCTGGCGGTGTTGCTCACACCTGCGATCACCACGCGAGCGCCACTGCCCTCATTAGCCTCGTCCACGCACCCGTAGACCTCAGGAGCATCGTAGGTGCAAGCGGTGCCGTCGCTCTTCACGAAAACGCCAACTGCCTCAGAAGTGCCAACAAGGTCGGTCAGTGCGCGATGCGTGTGCTTCAGGTCAGCATTCGACTTGGTGCCAGCAACCAAGGCGCCAGTCACAAAGAGATTGCCAGGGCCATCCACGCCAAGGTCAGGCCCGGAAATGCGGAAGTTCAGCGCACCCGCCTCATCCACAAAGATCGGCTGGTACTCAGCCACATTTGCGGAAACGGCGGTGCCGATCTTCTGCACGCCCGAACCGAACGACAGGTTCTCTGCACGCGAGAAGATCACGAACTCCAGCGCGTCGGTGCCGACGATGGCCGAACCAGCGTTGGCGCACACGAACGAGGTGCCCGGTGCTGCACCAGCGTCGGTTGCGCGCTCAACGTACACGGTCGCGCCAGCGGCGTCCTTGCCAGCGGCCATGTCGGCAGCGCGGACAAAGGAGGTGCCCGACACAACGTAGATGCCGTTGTCGGCGTGCGCGCTCTGATCAGCCGAGTAGACGAGCACGCGGCTACCAACTGCCAGGCCATCCGCAGCGATCAGTGCTGCTGCGTCAGCAGGCAGGGTGTGGGCGCCAGTGCGCGGGTAGGCGTAGTCAACCGACGCCTTCCACGACAGGCCCTGCACGCGAGCATCTGCGTAGTCCTTCGCCTCTTGGAGGTTCGCTGCCTCGGTCGAGGTCGCACGGGCGATCTCGGCCGCGAGGTCAGCGGTCAGGACGGCCTCGGCTGCCTGAGCGCGAGCGATCTCTGCGTTCAGCGCAGAGGTCAGGTTGCCCTCGGCGGTCTGTGCGCGGCTCTGCTCGGCAGCGATGTCGTCTGCCAGGTCCTGCTCGGCAGCGGCAGCACGGGCCTCCTCGGCGTCCAACTCGGCCTGGAGCGCGGCAACCGCAGCGATGCGGGCAGCTTCCTCGGCGTCGATGTCGCTCTGGAGTGCGTTGTCGGCAGCGATACGAGCCGCCTCCTCCGCAGCCTCCGCAGCCGCAGCGCGAGCCTCTTCAGCGTCAAGCTCGGTCTGGAGGGCTGCATCAGCCGCGATACGCGCAGCCTCTTCCGCCTCAAGGTCAGCCGTCAGCGAGTTGATCGCAGCGGTCAGCGCGGAGTTGCTGCTGGACGACAGCGCGTCGATTGCTGCCTGGAGGGCTGCGTCCGCGTTGGTGCGGGCAGTGGCCTCTGCCGACTCAGCCGCAGTTGCACGGGCGATCTCGGCGTCAAGGTCGTTCCGCAGTGCGGTGTCAGCCGCAGCGCGAGCAGAAGCCTCGGCGCTGTCAGCGGCAATACGCGCCGCCTCTTCAGCGTCGATCCGGCCACCCAGAGCGGTGTCAGCCGCCGTGCGGGCGTTCGTCTCGCTGGTCAGCGAGGCCGACAGTGCAGCGTCAGCCGCAATGCGAGCCGTCTGCTCTGCGGTGATGCTGTCACCAAGAGCCGCCTCTGCCTGTGCAGCGCGTGCTGCCTCGGCATTGATCAGGTCCGTCAGCGAACCAACGGCACCGTCCAGCTGCCCCTTGTTGACTGCGTCAAGTGCGTTGACGCCGTTTGCGACCTGAATGGTGTCGGTGGCCTTCTGCTCGGCCATCTGACCATCTTGGTCAAGGAAAAGAAATTTCTTCACGTCTGCCATGGTCTTGCTCTCCTTCAGCCTGCCCTACGCAGGCTTGGCTCCACAGGTGCGGGCTCCACCACCTCTGCTGGGTCAACCAGCGGGTGGTCCGTCGCGCCTGCGAAGTCGGACAGGGTCTTGAGGTAGGTGTACGCCGCCGGGTACAGGTCGCCCTTGAGGTCGGCGGTCGGGACCGGCGGGAACTCAAACACCTTCACCGGATCGGCGTTGGCGAACCGCGCATCCGCGTCGGCGTACCAGCACACCAAGAGGTAGGTGTCCGTGGACGAGGCCCGCGCCATGATGAGGCGCGCATATGCCTGCGGGTAGGTGACTTCGGGAACCTCGACCACCTGGTCGTTCTGGAGGGCGGTGGTCGCAGGAAGGGTCAAAGAAACAACGAGGGCCATTGGAAAGACTCCTTGGGTTAGGCCGGTGCGCCGAAGCGGAGGACGGTGCCAGCACCGAACGACATGTTGCCGGTGATTTGGGCTGCGTAAGGGCCAGTGGACGAGCAAGCGACGGTCGTGCCAGAACCGCTCACGGTGAGGGTCGTGCCGACACCAACCGACGACGCGCTGTTGAGGTACAGCGTTCCGCGCTTGAGGGTTGCGGGTGAGCCAGAGAAACCGCTGCCCGTCACCTTGATGGTGCCGCCGATGGTGCCGGTGGGTTGCGACGGATCGCCTGCCGTGCTGTAGGTTGAGTCCTCGTTTAGGCCAAACGTGCGACCTGCGTTGGAACTCGTCACCGAACCAGACAGCGTCAAGGTTCCGCCCACTGCGGCCATGACCTTCAGTAGCCCCGACGATTGGCTGGTCGATACGTTGCCGCTGTACGTCGTCACGGTTGCGTCACCGCAGAGAATGGTGGACGCAGTGGTCGCATTTGCCGTGAGTGGACTGTCTACGTTAGCCGCCTCAAACAGGCCAAGCGTTGCGGCGCTGGAAGACATCGCAATAGTGCAGGTCGTGTTAAGCTTGCCCGCACCATAAAAGTAGAACCACGATGGGTTGGTTCCGTCGCTAGCCTGAGTGGTGGTCGTGCCTGCGCCACCCAGCCACGGCTGATACAGTTTGACGACCGAGTAAGCGATGTTGCCAAAACGCCCGTTTGGCGATGAACCCGTAAACGTCTGGTACCCCGAACCCGAAGTGCAGATACCAGCGTTGATGAAGTTGAAAGTCCTGACTCCATTAGCAGTAAACGTGCCTGTGATGGTGTTGTTTGACGTAGAGGCGTCACCGGAGAGGGTGCCGCCATTCATGGCGATGGTGCCAGTGCCGGTCAGCGTGCCAGTGATGCTGCTGCCAGCGCCCATTGTGAGGGTGGCACCAGCATCAACGGATACGTTGTTGCCGATGGTTGCCGACCATGTCAGCGACCCGCCGCCGTTCCCGATGGTGATGGTCCCGCTGCCGCTTGGTGACGCGGATAGCGTGGCTGAGAATCCTGGCAGCGACTTAACGATGCCGCCTGACGTAAAGATCAGTTGGTTGGGAATGGTGAACGAGGTAAGCGTACCGAAAGCCCCGAACTGAAGTTCCACGCCTGTCCCGTTGAAGTACACGGGCGAGTACGACGTACCGATGTAGCCGAATGGGTTACGCCCAACAGCGGCGCTGCTAAACCCAGCCTGCACGACACCTTCGCGAATGGTGACCGACCCAAGGGTAGACGTGTCCGTGCTGTTAGGTCCCATCCGCCAAGTGCCAGGCCCCCACTTAACTGCGTTGGATGCAGACGCAGTGGACGTGGACTTGTCGGAACCCAAACCAGCGCCGACGTTGTCGGTAGAATGGACGAGCAGCCCGTTAAGGCCAACGTAAACGTCTGAGGCACCAAAAGCGTCCTGACGTGGCCAGTTGATGCGTGGGTACTCAAAGGTCTTGTTTGCGCCGACGTACATTGCGTAGCCGTTAATGCGGCTCGCGGCCCCGCTGATAGTCTTGGTCCCACCAGAGCCGTCATACGCTGAAATCTTGGCTCCTGTGAAGTTGTCTTCGATAGACATACAGCCGATGGTTGACAGAGTACCAAACGACCATCCGCCCGTGCTGTTGTTGATGCCAACAGCAAGGCTGTTGAACTGCATGGAGTCAGCACTGGCAATAGTTCCCGACTGCCAGTTGGCGCCTGTCGAAAGGGTAGTGTCAACTGACCCAATCCAAGTTTGCAATGCCATGTTCGCGTCTCCCGATTAGGCGATCTGCACCGTGATGGTCTTGGGCGTCGTCCCAGAGTTGTAGGTCAGTGATCCCGGAACCACACTGCGGCCCGTCGGAGGATTGGTGACGGTGATGTTGGACACCGACCCACTCATTGACCCGCTCGGCCCGAACTCCACCAGCGTGTAGGTGCCAGGCGTCTTGAACACGTCCGCACCAGCCAAGTTCCATGTCATGCCACCAGCCGGAATGGTCAGTGTACCCGTCATATAGATAGTCGGGTTGACGACGCTGCCGCCAATGCGGATGCGGGCAGGAGTGCCAGCCACACCATTGAACGTCAGGTTGTTGTAGGCGCACTTGCCTGCCTGCCCAACCTCGTCAGAACCGGTTTGAATCTTCGCGCCGCTCTCCACCGTCACGTCGTAACCGAACAACTTGGAGGTGCCGTTGCTGTTCGACGCCACCAGCGTGCCGCCATTCACTGCCGTCGAGCCAGAGGCTGGGTTCACGTTCAGCGTGCTGATCCAGCGACCTGCGCCCGTCTTGGTGAAACCGACGAGGTTCGCCGGGGTCGAGGCGGGCGACAACTTGTTGTAGCCCTCGTTGCTGCCCGCAAGGCCCAGCACCGTGCCCGCGTTGGCTGCGGTCAGCGAGGACACCGTCCAGGCGCTTGTGCCGTTGTTCTCAAACACCGCGCCCGAGGCGGGCACCGACACCACCGTCTTCGACAACTCAGCGGGCGTGCTGCCCGTGTACCGCAGGGTCGCCGCGCCACCGAAGGTGAAAGTAGTGCCCGTGCCCAGCGAGTTGTTGCCGCTCGACGTGATGGTGTTGGCCTCAATGACGCCCGCGTTGTGCGCGATGGAGCCAGAGAAGCTGTTGGCACCATTAAAGGTCGTGGTGCCTGCACCGTTTTTGGTCACCGTGCCGGTTGTCGTCGCGATGACCGACGTGACCGTGTGGTTGCCTGCGCCAGAGAAGGTGAGCGGCTGTGTTGCGCCGGTAATGCTGGCACCCGAACCCAAGTTCACGGTCAACGTATCGGCCAGTGACTCAAAGGTGGTCGAGCCAGCCAGCACCAGCGAGGTGCCCGTCAGGCTGTTGCTGCCCGACACATTGCGAACCGTGCCGATAGCGTTGATTACGTTGGAAAGCGTAATCCCGCCCGACACCTCAAACACCGTGCTGGCGCTCATCGTCAGCGCGCCACCGATGGCAGTTGACGATGCTGCGCGAAGCGTTCCGCCCTTAATGATACTCGACTTAAACCCCGTCTTATCGCCGGAAACAATCCACTTGCCGCCACCGTTCTTCTCAAAGGCGACATTGTTGGCAGCGGTAAACGTAGCGTTCCCGCTATGCGTATTGTCAAAAGTGCTGGTGCCATCAAGCGAGAATGTGACTGCGTTCGTGCCGCCCTTGGCGATTGTCCCAGAGATTGTGGCAGCGGCAGCAGCCGCATCCGCAGACGCGCCCGCGCCGATGGTGTTCGTGACGCTCGCCAAATCCTCTAACGACACATTCATTGCACGCGACTGCGTCGTGGAGGCGTTGATATAGAACTGCCTGTTGGGATAGGTGAGGTCATAGCCCGAAAACGTCAGGACAGCAGGAAGCGTCCTGCTATAAACCACACCACCGTTGTAAAACTCAAAGTTGCTGATGCCAGTAATGTCGCCGGTTAGCTTCAGTGTGCCGGCAACGCCGAGCGCATCGCCACGAATGCTCACTGTGTTGACCGAACTGGTAATGGTTCCAGACACCGTTCCGGTGAAGCCTGTATCGACGTAGAAGCCAAGAAACCCAGTGCCAGAGTTCGTGAAGTTCGCAGTCGTTGTGTATGACGACTTAAATACCGGCACAAGGAACGTGCTGGAATTGTTGGTGACCGTTCCTGTAAGGCCAGCAAAACTCCCGTAAAGGAAGAGAAGTTGGCTTCCTGTATGTGTTAGGCCGTTCGTACCCGTGATTGCTGAGTTAATAGATGCATTGCCGGTCAGCAGGTTGATGGTGCCTGTTACGGAACCAAAGTTAAGCGTTCCACCATTATATGTCTGATTTCCCGTGAGATTCTGTTGGATGATGCCGTCGAGGTTGATTGTCCCGGCAGCGGTAATAGTTCCTGCGGTTGCCGTGTTTGACGTGCCGCCAAACGACGCGACGTTACCGGCACCGGGCCAAGTAACAAACGTGCCAGAGGTTCCTGCACCACTGAGCGACCAAGATACGTCGGCCCAGTTGCCGGTAAGCGTGCCAAAGCCCGCCGTGGCTCCGTTCTTGTCGAAAAAATAAGTCGCCATCGCGGATTCTCCCTTAGCTCAACGTCACGGTGATGCGGTAATTGGCGGTGTCGTTGACCGGCGAGCCTGCGGTGAGGCCAATGAGGTCGTCGTCATCCACCGTCAGGTTCGCCATCTCGGCGTTGTTGAACGAGCCGTAGGTGAACAGGACGTAGGTACCCGGCTGCGTGTAAAGCGCCGGGTCCAACTCGACCACCGTGGGGCCTGCGAATGACAGCGTCCCAGAGACTGCTTGGGTGCCACCCGAAACGATGACGGTGCCAAACCGTTGGACGTAAAGAAGCGGCATTACGCCTCCACTGCCGAGATGGTGAAGGTGGAGCCATTTCCGGCCACGGAAACGACCACCGAGATGACTTGGCCAGAAGTCACTGACTTGGGGTACGAGGCCACGTCCACGCCAGCGACCTGCACCTTGACCGTCGCGCCGCCCGTCTGGGCCAGTGCCGTCAGCGTCAGGTTCTTGGGTGCCAGCACCTGAGCCACAACTGCACCCAGCGACTGCGCGCCCGAAACGTAAGAAGCGATGTCATAGGTCTTGGTGGGCTTCCCACTCAGGTCGGCATAGGAACCGCTGGTGGCGACATCAGCCAACGAGGGCTTGTCGCTCAGGTCTGCATAGGAACCGCTGGTGGCCACCGTGGCCAGCCCGTCCACCTTGACCTTGTCCGCCGCCGACATGAAGCCAGCCGACAGGGTCGTCGCGCTCGCGTGCATCGAACCGCCAGCCAGGTTCCCGTGGGCGTGCTGGTGGTCGGCCCGTGCAAAGCCCGCCTGCACACCCGCAGCAGCCGTTGCCGCCACGTCAGGCGGAGTCGCGTTGGAGGCCGAGGGCAGCGTCGGCGTCCCGCTCAGGTCGGCGTAGGAGCCAGTGGTCGCCACGTCTGCCAGCACCGGCTTGTCGGTGAGGTCATTGTACGAGCCACTGGTCGCAACAGTGGCAAACGAGGGCTTGCCCGACAGGTCGGCCCACGTCGCAGGAGGCGCCGTGATGCCCTCCGACACGAACTCCGCCAACATAGCAAGGCCGTTCTCAGACATCGAGAAGTCGCCAAGTGCCGTGTCGGTGGAGATGGCCGAAACAGCCCACTTGCCTTCCATGGCTTCAAAACCGCCAAGCCCCGTCACCACAAGCGAGGACTCGTCAGCCACAACGCGCCCATGGCCAACTGCAACCACAAAACTGCCGTAAGCAACCGGCAAAGCCTGTGCCTGTGCGCTGATGTTGAGAATGAGTGTGCGTGCCATGGTGTCTCTACTCCTACGAAGGAATCACAACATCGCCCGTGTCCGGGTCGATTGCGACATTGCTCAAAGACCGCCCGATGGTGTGTTCCATCCGCTTGCGGGCAATCAATTCACGGTTCTCTGCTGCCTCAATCTGCTTGTTGGCCTGCTCAATGCGCTTCTCAAGTCCAAGCACAATGCCCTTACGGTCCAACTTTTCCAGAGCGTACAGCTTAGACATACGCGCAACTTCGGCCTCTGCCTTCAAGGCCCGCTTCTCAAGTTGCGCCACCCGCATATCGTGCAAGTCCGAGAGCTTGACACGCATGGCAGGCGCAGAAGCAGGAACTTCCTCAACAACTGCTACCTCAGGCACAACCTCAACGGGTGCCTTGCGGGTTCGACGTTGCTTGGTAGTAGCTGCGCTCACTTATCCGCCCTCCAGTGCTGACCGGGGGCGGAGTCCCAGCGAGCACTTTTGATGTTAACACCGTCGCGAACACAAGTCCAACAACGTACCCAAACCACTACGTTCTACGCACGTTTAACCACTTGCCCATTGATGGCGAGCGATACGGTCGAAGAATCCAAGGCCACTCCAGTGATCTGAATTGCCGCTGGCAACGTTATGCCCGTAGGATCGGTAATAGGCAAACCACCGTCGCCAACAAACACAGGAGCGCCTGCAACTAAGCCATTTGCGACGCCAGGTACAATACCGCTGACCTGTACCCGCGCCAAACCGCCCTGCACTGCCAACACCAACCCAGCGGCAGGCATACGGGACATGTCCTGCGGTAACGCCTTCACAGCCACGCCACTGGGCAGGATGTGAGCAAATTGCCCTGACTCCAGCATCTCACCGACAGGAAAGGACCGAACCTGCTCTGCCTCGCTAGCCTCGTCCCCAATGGCGAAGATGTCCGCTTGCTTGGCAAGGTCAATCATCTCCTGCTGGATCAGGATCGTTTGTTGGGTAGGGTGCTGAACTGTTCCCGCTGCATCCACTGGCTGCGCCAAGTAGCCACGCACATTCAAGCAGGTGGAGGGGCTCTGCGGAGGCATAGCACTTGCCCAATCAAGCACCATGCCAATAGAGCGGCTGGCCTTGGTTGTGATGGACGAGATGACATAACGACCGACGCTAGGAGGTGTAGTAACGGCACGAAAGTCCAAAAATACTATGTCGCCGCGAGCAATGCCCCAGCCGTCATTGATCTCTAGCGGGTCATCGATTGTAGCCGTTACTGCCCACGCCCTACCGCTCAAAGACGTGCAGGAAGTTAGCGTGCATCCAAGGATCAGTGGACGTTCGATCATTGGTGCGCTCCCTAGAATTGAACCACAATAGACTGAGGCTTATTGTAATAACGATCTGCCACTGAGTTGCTTTCGGCGGCAAAAAACCCCGTCGCTACGATACGGATTTTTGGGTAGCTAACCGCAGGGTCCAACTGCCCAAGTACGCCATATGCCGAAGGAATTTCTCCACCTGCATCCGCAACAGACACCATGGGCATAAGTTGCTGGGCGTTTGTTGGCGGAAATTGGATCACACTGGGGCGCACAAACCTGTGGGCAGGTCGCGCTCCAATAGGATTATTCAACACCAACACCAACTTGGGCTGCGTTTCACGGCGCGTGTAGGTAAACACTGTCACCGACTGCAACGCCACACCCACAGGGTTGTTGAGATGGATGGCAAAAGCACCAAGGCCACCAGCCACCGACGAGGTGTGCTTGATGGCCGTAATGGCGTCCATCGCCTCTTCTGAGTCAGCCCTTGCCGCTACTGTCACATACCAAACACCAGTAGAGGCATCCCCTAGTTCAAAGTACCGCTCACCGAACTTCCAATCGTGAATTTGGTGGATCAGCCCTTCAAGGCGCGCATCTGCCGCATCTACATAGAGTTTGTTGGCAGCGTCATCTACCGCAACAGGGGCAGCGATCTTGCGTAGCTTGCGCCCGTTGAGCGAGATGTCTACTTCTGACTGCGCTAGGGCTTGACCGATCTTTCGCGCAGTTTCCTTGCGCGAAATGCGACCAGACTTGGCCCCAGGGCTGACTTGGGTAACCGTGTAGATGTTGGTCAGTTCTGTCTTCTGCCCATCGAACAGCGAAGACACAACCTCGTTGGTGGGCTCGTCCACCACGATGCCCTCACCGGCAGAAAGAATGCCGGTGTAGGGCAATGGCAGGGCAACTGGGCTTTGGGTGTTATTGCGTATCAGCGTCTTAGACACCGGGCGAGCCCCTTAGTGCTAGGCACGCCACGGTGTGCGGACGCACCGTGCCCAGCCAATTACCTTTTTCCCACACCCCTCACTACCACTTTTACGCGCCCTTTTACACCTCTACGGCTGTTTAGGCCACCGTTGCAACGAAGGTGAAGTACGGGTCCACGATGCCGTTGACGGCTGCGTCAGTCACCACCCGCAGAACATCGCCCACCCCCAGCGACACAGGCGAGGCAATGCTGAAGACCGCAACGCCCGTGTTGTCGATGGTGAACGTACCAACCTGCGTGACGTTCTGAAAGACGTTGAACGTCGTGGTGAGGCTGGGAAGCCCATTCGCTCCTGCCTGATGGCCCGTTGTGGGGATCGTGCAGGCGCGGACAGCCTTGAAGTAGAAGATCGCGGTGCCGGCGGCTGGCGTTCCTGCTGCGCTGCCGGCGATGTCATAGGGAATGCCGGTGATCTTCGATGCCGCAATGATCCCCGTTGGGATGTCGTCCGCTGCCAACTGACGGAAGCTGGCCGCACCCATGCCACCCGATGCTGGACCCGCAAAGATGTAGTTCTGCTGTGCCGACGTATCGTTGTTGATCCCCGTGCCGCCATTGGCCTTGCCGAGGATGCTGGAGCCAACGGTGTTCGACTGCGACAGGTCGATGGAGCCAAAGGCAGGAGCGCCGCCACCCGAAGGCACACGGAAGACCGTATTGGCCAAGCCTGCGGCAGTCGCCTGCACCGCGCTGGTGCCATTACCCAGCAGGACACCATTAGCAGTGAACGACGTGGCGCCAGTGCCACCGTTGTCCACGGGCAGGGTGCCCGTAACAGTATTCGCCAGGTTGACCGCAGACCATGTCGGTTCGCCGCCGGTAACCCCAGTAAGCACTTGGTTATTCAAGCCCGCTGCAAGCGACTTCGGCCCAGCACTCGCCGTGCCCACAACCAGCCGATTGGTTGCTAGTGCTGCGGACGACGCCATCGACGTGGCCGTGTCGAAGTACGGGATGCCATTAGCCGTGCCCGGCGAAGCACCCGTCAGGCCGTTGATGCCAACAGTCGGAACAGCCGCAGAGCCGTTAATGTCAATGAGGCCGTTGGTTGCGCCAACCGACTGCACCACACCCGCGCCGCCAACAGCCGATTCCACCCAGTAGGACTCAGAAGGGCTCTTGATGGAAAAGACGAAGTCAATGGACTGCCACGGACCAATAGCTCGCGAGTCAACTCCGCCAAGCTGAATGCCGGAAAAGTTCAGCGCGCTCTCGTCTTGGAAGACGATGACCTTGTCGGTCGTGTTGACGATGGTGAGGCGCGTGCCGTCAGAGACACCCGTCTTGCTAATCGTTGGCGTTGACGTGAACGTTGTGACGCCGGCAGGAGCCGCAGTCACCTTGATCAGTGACGACGATGCCGTGAATGCGTACGCCGCGTTAGTAACAGTCACGTCTGCCTGCGGCTTGGTCACAAACCGCGAGCCGTTGTTGACGAACACGTCGCTCAGAACCAAAAGCGAGGTGCTCCACTGAGGCTCAGAACCCGTCGAAGCCAAGACTGCGCCAGAGGTGGTCTCAAACGTCACCGTGGCAAGCGCAGTGCCTGATGGTGGCCAGTAGAACATGTCGCCAACACCAGCACTAGCAAGGCCCGTACCACCACGGTCGATGTTCAAAGCGCCCGAAGTGTCGGTGTTGAGGTTGATGCTGCCCCAGGTCGGCGCAGTACCACCCTTGAGGAACTCCGTAGCCGCTCCAACACCCGTGACGCTGTAGCCACCGCTGCCGTTATCGTAGGGAATCTTCCCTGCGCCAGAAGGTGCCGGGTTGAAGCGGCTGTCGTTACCTTCTGCGATCTTGCCGCTGACGGTTCCGAAATCTGCCGCAATGGTTCCCGACGTGGTGATGGTTCCACCCGTCAGGCCAGTGCCCGCCGTGATGCTGGTGACGTTGCCGAAGGTGACCGGCACCCAGGTCGGGATGTTCGTGCCCGACACCGTCAGGAAGTCGCCAGGGCTGCCCAACGCAATCGGCGTCAGCGCAGTGCCGCTGGAGTAGTAGAGCATATCGCCAGCGGTATAGGTGCCAGTAGCAATACCCGTGCCGCCGTGATCCGTCGTCAGCGTGCCGTCAACGTAGGTCGAGGAGCCAAGCGGAATCTTTGCCGCAGTCGGCTGGACCTCGTCGTTGACCACCTGCACAAAGCCCGTGCCCGACACAACAGGCAGCGTCGTGTGGACGTGGGATGGCGTCGAGGCGCCAAACGACATGTTGATGGTGCGACCCGCCGTCGTGGCCTGCGCCTCAAAGACGACGTAGAGGCGATCCGATTCGGCAAGCGTCGTCCCTGCCGGGATCAGCATCTGCATTTCAAGCAGCGTCGAAACGGCAGGCGAGAGCAGGTAAACCGGCGCACCCGAGGCGATGAGCGTAGGCGACGTTCCATCGTACTTATAGAGCGACGGACGAACGAAGACTTCACCAGCAGCGCCAGAGGCATCTGCCCACACGTTGAAGTCCCACAAGCCTGCGGGAATGCTGCTCAACGAAGGCACCGTGGTGTTCGTAACGAACGCAGCGGCGTTCACATAGCTGCCGACTGAGAGTGCCGTAGGGCCAAGCGTGCCACCAGCCAAAGGCTCCGTCAGAAGCATCTTCTTGGTGGCTGCGTCAAGGCCCACGATTGGGTTTGCACCAGCCTGCGAACTGTCGAAGTAGTAGATGGCGCCACCGCCACCACCACCGCCACCACCGCCACCGCTTGGCACCGAGTAAACGAACTTAGTGCCGTTCCACGTTGGGACCTGGCCAACAGTCGGAACCGAGGCATCAAACAGATTGCCCTGCACCTTGGTGACCGATGCGCTTGCCGTGGTGCCGGTGACATCGCCGCCACCAGTTCCCATGTCCTGAGCTTGCTGGTTAGCCTTGGGCAAAACGCCCGAGACTGCGCCAGCAACGCCAAGGTTCAGCGCGCTCCAATCCGCCGAGTCCACGCCCGTGGTAACCAGCGGCAGACCAACAGTCAGCGCACCACCAGCAGTCGTGATCGACGTACCCTTGACCTTGGCGACCGTAGGCGAGGGGAAGTTACCACTCAGGTCGCCAGTTGCAGGGCCTGTCGGGTCTGCCGTGTTGGCGCTCCACGTCGGCACGCCAGAGGCCAGCTTGAGGATTTGGCCATCAGAGCCCGCTGCTGAGAAGGCATAAGCCGCGCCATCGCTATAAGCCACGGTGCCAGATGCGCCCACAGAGGTTGCACCAGTGCCGCCATTTGCCACAGCCAGCGTCGTTGCCCACGTCGGAGCGCCTGCACCGCCACTGATAAGCAGGCTGCCAGCCGTACCCGCCGCCGTGAAAGCATAAGCCGTGCCAGTGCCATAAGCCACACCACCAGACACCGGAGTCGCCGTCGAGTTGGTGCCGCCAAATGCGACCGCCAACTTGCCACCCAGCGCAAACGTGCCACTGCTGGTAATGGTGTCCGACGTAAGACCGTTGACCGTCAAGCCAGTAGCGTTAGTAACGCCCGTATCCAGCGTGACGCTCACAACAGTGCCAACGGCACTGGTCGTCCACGTCGGAGGCGATCCAAGACCCTGCGTCGTCAGCACCTTGCCAGCAACCGGGTCCGGTGCCAGCACCGCCAGCGCAGTTGCCGTGTTGCCGTAGGGAATGCCGTACTGCGCGACCGTAGACAGGCCCGTGCCGCCGTTACCCACCGGCAGGGTGCCGCTCACGTCTGCGCTCGCCAGCCCGATGGCGCCCGTCTCGATGACCTTGGTGGCGCTCGCCCGCAGCGGTGCGCTCGCGCTCGTCAGCGAGGGGATCTGCACCGAGCCGTGGGCCTCGTTGGCCGGCGTCATTCCAGCAGTCAGCGAAGGCGTCGTTCCCGGCAGGCAGGACAGATTGGCGTAGACAACCAGAGCAGGCGTAGTACCGCTTGCATCAATAGTCGTGCCAAGCACACCAAACGCAGTGTCAGTGGCCAAAGCAGCAAGGCGACCACCGGCAGCGGTTGCCGTTACAATAACGCCCTTGGCTGCTACCGCGCTGCTCGTCACGCTGCTGTTTGCAAGGATAAACTTGAAGCCCCCAGCAGGCACCGCAACCGGCGTCGTTCCCGTCACCTCAACACAACGGGCCAGACGGCTCTCAACAATAGTTCGATCAAAGAGGCCGTAAGCCGTGCCGGACACGCTCAGGACGTTGCCCAACCCGCTGGTAATGCCGCTGCCCTGGAAGAGGTAGTTGTCCGAGGCACGGATGTCGCCAGCAGCGAAGTTGAACGTGTTGATGCCGTAGGCCCCAGACGCCTGCGCGTTGACGATGTTGCTGTAGAAGTAGAACTTCGCGCTGGCGTTGTTGAGGTTGACTACAGGCTCGCTGCTGCTGGAGTTGGTCAGGTAGCAATTAACAACCTCAAGGCTATACGGGTCGGCGCTGCCCACTGCCGAGATAGCCGACAACGAAGCGCCACCGTCAATGTAAAAGCCCGCAATACCAATCTGGGTGTTGTACTTTGATCCTCCCGTTGCCGGAGTGATACTGAAAATACCGTTAACCCTAGTGGCCGCGTTCTCTTCCGGCTTGCTGCCCGCGCCTTGAATGAACGTGTTGAGGCGCGACAGGTTCGCGCCAGCGTAGGAACCCGGAGCAACCGAGATGACCACAGGCGTGAGTACGGGGAAATTTGCCACAAGGGCCGCGTAATCGTGCGCCGCTTGAATGGTTGCGAACGGCTTTGCGATGGAACCGTCGCCGGTCACATCGTTACCCGCCATCGTCACATACAGGACATTCTTGATTTCCGTCTGGCCTGGCGTTGCAGCAACAGCAAGAGTCCAGCCGTTTGCGCCATCCGACTTCAAAAACCGTGACGAATCCGTACCAGAGGCCGCAAGTCCGGTGCCGCCGTGGTTGTAGGGCAGCACTCCCGTGACATCAGCGGTTCCGAGGTCCACACTGGCCCAGCTTGGAGTCGTCCCGTTTGACTTCAAGAAGGTGCGATCCGCGCCCACCGGCAACTTCAACAGCGTATTGCCAAGGTCGCCTACCAGCAGATCACCTTGTGCGTAGGTGTCCTGCCCGGTGCCGCCGTGGTTGGCAGGCAAAGTGCCGGAACCGACAGAGCCGCTGCTTACGTCCAGCTTGGGCGCGGTTGCCGTAGTTCCAGTTCCGCCAAGTCCACCCGCAAGCTGAATCGTACCCGGCGTTGCTGGCGTTGCCTCTGCAACTTGAAGGCTGGTCCACTCAACGTCACCAGCAGGGCTAATGCCAAGCGTGAACGTGCTGGGGTTGGCCGCAAAAATCCAAACGGTGCCAGCATTCGCAGCACCCGTCTGCACAGTCACCAACGAGCCACACAGCGTCGCGCCCGTGTTGGCATCCGAAGTGCGAGTCAACACCCACGGAGTCGCGCCAGAGCCTGCATCGGTCAGAATGTAGAGACCGTTGTTGGGAGCCAGCGCACCAGCCTCGTCCTTCACCAACACCCGCTCAGTGTTGATGTTGACAGTTTCCCCATCGATCAGCGGGAAAGCGCCGTTCACAGCACCCGTCAGCGTCAGGTAGTCGCCACTAACGTTGTAGGCAGGCAGCGCCACCGTCGTTGCCACATGGGCAGGGGCCTTCGTCGCGATACCGTAAGCAAGGCTCTGCGCGTAAGCCTCTGCTGCCGCAAGGGTGTTAGCGTCCCCGCTATCAACATAGACCTTCGCAGTCGTTCCTCCGATGTTAACGGGGAACTCGTTCACACCCGTTAGACGCCCCTTAGCGTCCACCGAGAAGACCGGCATCATCGACTCAGTCAGAGCCGTGCCGCTGTTTCCGTAAGCACCAGCAGCAGGACCAACCGTCGTTGACAGGTCAAGGTTACCAGCCGACACCGCAAAGTCTGCCGTGGTGTTGAGGCTTACCGTTGCCACTGGACCGGCAGACCCGGACACTGCAACAGGTGCCGTCCCGGTCACCGAGGTAATCGTCCCGCCGCCACCCGCATGGGCGTCAACGTACTGCTTGGTGGCTGCGTCCTGCGGACCGATCGGGTCTGCCAGATTGATGATCCGCTGGCCGTTCAAATCAAGAGGCTGGCTCAACTCTGACAACGCAGCCGCAATCTGCGCTGCCGCCTGCTCTTTGCCCACAGGGTCTGGCTGTTGTGAGTTGGGAACCTGAGTCACGATCAGGTAGTTGATCAACTCAGGCACAATTCGCAGCGCCGCGATGACGTTCGCAGGAGAGTCATCGATCACGAACGCTTCACCAGGCGCCAAAATCCCCGTGTATGGAGGCGGAAGGGAGATGGGCGACTGGCTGTTGTTGCGAAGAAGAGTCTTTGCCATTTTCTAAAGCCTCACAACAGGCTGCGGATTGAACGGAAGTCAGGCTTTCGGTTAGGTGGTCGAGATGTTGACGTTGGGACCGACCTCCGCTTGGAGGACGATCACGTCTGCCGTAGCCAGCATCTGCACCCGAACGATCACAACGTAGATACCAGCAGCGTTCAGTTGCGGCGTGTTTCCGCTCTTGCTGTCAACGCTGTAGGCCGCAATACGCTGGGCTGCGGGGTTGTTGAGCGACACAAGGTTGCTCAGGTAGGCAACAGTCTCAGCGTTGATCGCGTCCTTGAGCGCCACGGTCAGCGGGAGCTTGCTGAACCGCTCATAGATCGCTGCCAGCGAGTCTTGAATCTCGTCAGCCATGCGGCGGCGGTTGATGTTCTTCTGTCCCGAAGACAGTGCGGTGGTGATGCCGCTCTGGAACACGGTTCCTGCCGTCCGATCAAAGCGAATGGCCGCAATGCCATTCTGACGGAACAGGATATAGTCCGTCATGCTGAAGTCGTTGGGCAGGCCCGATTGGAACCCAAGGACGGGCGAGAGGCACAACGGCACCGGATCAGTGGCCTGACCGGGGTTCCGCTCTGCGGCAAGGTTGCTCAGAATGCTGGCCATGAAGGCATCAGCGCGCACGTCAACAATACCGCTGCCACGGTTGTAAGTACCGTTGGCCAACTTGAGCGAGGTGCCCACCGTATCCGTGATGCTGGTCTGCACACCGGGCCAGCAGTAGATGACGCGCTCGTCGCGGGTAGCGCCAACGCCCGGGGCTGCATCACCCAGAGCGATGGACTCAGTCACCATCGACACCGCAGGCGCGAGCACTGCCATGCGCCCCTTGCCCTGCGAAGAGGCCGACAGGACGTGCTGCTTCATCTCCGACCGGATGTTGTTGCTGGTACGCGCAGCAACAAGGATGGAGATGTCCCGTGCCGGGTAGGCATCTGCCAGCAGCGACTCAAATGCAGTCGTGTACAGAGCCTCAAGCGTGGAGTTGGTCAGGGCGTTGGGGGCCTGCACCGCTGCCGTGTAGACAAGGTCGTTGCCCACGCCAGGCATGATGGCCAGCGTCAGGCCACTGAGCGGGCTCCAAGTGTTTTCCGTTGCCGCAGGTGCTGCATCCGTAGCAGCCAGCGCGCTACCCTGCGTAATCGTCGCATCCAAGGGACGTGCAGGCAGGAGGTAGTTGGTCACGTCATCGTACAACCCGTCGCCAGAGTCAAACGAGGCTGCGGGATGCACGCGGTACGGAAGAGCAGACTCTCCCGTCCAAGTGAAATCAGCACCGTCAAGGGCCTCAACGGTCAGGGTCGTGGCCGTCACACCGATGATGCGGTAAGTGCCGGGATCGGTCGAGGTGCCAATGATGCCCACAACCAGCGCATCGCCAACCTTAACGCCCCTGTTGACGAAGTCGCCACCAGCATCTTGAAACACAGCCTGTGCGCCAGAGCCACTGGCGTTCTGCTGTCCGGTGGTGCGAGACAGGTAGGCAATGTCACCCGTAAAGGTGAACTGCTTGCCCAGCTTCACGCGGTTGGCACCACTCTTGAACTCAGTGCCCGCAGCCACAGTAACGGCCTGCATCGGCACGACAGGAGCGGCATTCACAGTGTTGGTGGGCAGTTCGCGCCACAAGCGCGTGCCCTTGGACGAGGCCAAGTTCACCGGACAGATCACAAGGCGGCTAAACCGCTTGTTCGCCACAGTGGCAAAACCGCTACCGTCATCGCCGCCAAAGTCACCCAGAGTGGCGTCAAACCCGCCCACCTTGTTGACCATGTCCTGCGCCGAGGTCACCTCGACAGGCTGCGGCTTGGTGGTCACGTTGCCCTGACCGTCCACGTTCACGGCATAGGTAAAGTCAGCGAACTCGCCAACAACGCCCACAACGCCAGTGCTCACACCTTCAATGGTGGACGGCGGCGGAAGGTCAACAATGACAACGCCCTCGATCTGGTTGATGACCTGCGAGGACGGGAAGGAACCGTAACGGCGAATGAAGCTCATAAGGAATGCCTCCTAACTTTCGGATGTGAGTACCACGGAAGTGTCGTTAACGTCCAACCGCAGCCGTGGGTTTGCGTCAGGGAAGTCAAGCAGCCTGTAAGCCGTTACGTTCCCGTTGAGGGTAAACTGTACGCGACGGTACTTCGCCATCGCGTCTTCGCTACTGTCAAGGTACTGGCTTGTCAACAACTCGTAGGTAGCACAAGCCCCATGGTAAAACGGCAAAAGCAGCCGCATCCCGTACATCCATTCTACAGGATTTAGGGCCTCTTCGACCATAGCCGTGAGGTAGGACCGCTCCCTTGGATCGGTTGCCCAAACCTCCACGTTCAACTCTTGTGCGAACTCCGAAAAAGCCACCAGCCGCGTCTTCTTGTCTACGGTCTGGATCAACTGCGGCGTAAAGCCACGATCATAGGCTCCAGCAGCCGCTCCAACCGCAGCCGCTGGATAACGGATGGCGTCCTCTGGCTCTGCCCAAGTCGTGTAGGTGGTTAGCTGCAACTTACGCCCGCTAACCTCAATCGACTGCTGGGCTAGGTACTCAGCCAATCCCCGCGCCAAGGCCGTGTGTACGTCGGTTTCACGGTAGCCGGTCAGTTGTGGGGCCGTATCAGGCTCTCTCACAAGACTTGCACTGGAACGGGCGCCTGGCTTCAACTGAACGCTATTGCGTGTCGACTGAATAGGGTTGGGGGCTGGAGCGCCACAGGTAGGGCAGCATACACTCATCGGAATGCCCTCCGAAGAGCGCGAGTCTGCGCCTTAACGGCTGTTTCTTCCATGTGATACCGAAACGAGACTTCTGTGCGTTCAGCGGTCATAATCTTGCGACCGCGAATGCCGTTTTTCTTGATAGCACCCGCAATAGGCCACGCAAGGCGCTTTGCGCGTCGGTAAGGAAGGGAGAACTTCACCTGCAACCACTTGCGAATAGCCGTCACAGGCGGCATTCGGCCTGGGCGACGTCCGTACTCAATGTTAGGGGCGTATATCTTGGTGTTGTAAACCAAAACACCAATTGAGCCGTTCTGTGTTCTACGCTTGGCTCGCCAATCGTCGCGATACGCACCTGTGGCAATAGCACCTGGTTTAGCCACAATTGCTGGAGCATTTTTGCGACGGCTTTGCATGTTCGCAACGCTGGTGGGCGGTGCAGACATGACTGCATAACGCATGGTCGCTACTGCAAAAAACTCCACCGCGCGCAGTCCACGATAGGCTTCTTGCATGAAAATGCGCTGATACCGCTCCAAGTGTGAGGGCACCCGCTCAACGGTCCGCATGTCGATGATGCGGCGAGCCATTAGTAGGGGCTCCCGTCGTTGCGCCTATCGCTGTGCGACCGCTGCAAGTTCACACGCCACTCAAAGTTGCCCGCGTCATAGGTAGGCGCGTTAGAAGCGTAAAAACGACGACGAGGAGCGCCATCCGACACGCTACCAGGTGTCGGAAACACAACCTCAAAGTAGTACTGCACGTCTGGGTCGAGCGGGTTGCCGTCTGAGTCGTTGCCGGTCAGGAACCCCTCTGCGTAGCGGCCCGATACCTGCGTTAACTGGCATCCACCAATCTCGTCCAAACCCACCGGCTGAACGATACGAGTCACACCATCCAACCCCAGAATGAGTGGAGTAGGCAGGATCGGCTCGTCAAAGACCACAAACTCTTGGCCAATGCCCCGCTCGCCACCGCTCCACTTGGTGCGAACCATGCGAACTTCGTAGGGCCGCAGGCCAAAGCGGGTGCTCAAGTCGCGCAGGGTGTCCACGGTAGAAATCAGACGACGTGCCAGCGTGCGTGACAGGTCCAGCCCGTTCAACTGAGTGAAGCGGGGACCGCCACCACACGCGCTCATGGCTTAGTTCCTCACCGGAATAGAGCCTGCGTAGCTCTTGCCATGGTGCTTGTAGCGGTTGCTGTAGGCGTAGAAAGGCACACCGAAGATGTCGGCCAGACGCCCGCCCCAACGGTAATACTCTGCTTCCAGTGCGTCCGTTTCGTCCCGCCGCATGGTCAGGTTGTCGAGGCTTTGAGCGGCCAAGCGGTCTTGGGCGTCCACAAGACGACACTCAATACCATCCAAAATACCCAAGATGGAGCGAACCTTGTCCTCTGCCACTGGCAAGAGGAGGTTCATAGCCTGCTCAATCAAGAACAGTGTCTGAATAGGACGAGCGATGCCGAACGAAATGCCGCTGGCAGGTGCCACAGAGTTGAAGCCGAGGTGATAGCGAATGCGTTGCTTTTCCTCGTCGGTAAATGCCATGGCCCGCCTCCGGTGCGTCTGCTCTTTAAGCCACCGGCTCTAGCAGCACACCCTGCTCCATAATACGCTTGATTCCGCTTGGACCATAGGAGGCCACGGAAACAACCGTACCGGCAGGCAAAAGTGTCATCTGACCAAACAGAGAAACCGTTTGGTCTTCCAACACCAACCACTTAGTGGGGTTGGCAATCTCAACAGAAGCCTCCTCCTGATCCTCCACGCCACCGGGAAGCACATCTGCCTCAACCGAAGGTGCAGCAACTTCAGCAGCGTCCACAATGGCAGGCTCCACAGCCTCCACCATGTCCAGCGATGCTTGATCCTTGCGCCTGCGTGCCATTGAAAATCTCCGTCCCTTGGGTCAGGGAAAGCGCGGCGCGGGGCCGGTCATAACGAAGGGCTGCGATTAACCGGGGTTATCCGACCCCGTGACGGCGGTAGCAGCCCGAACAAGACCGGCCCCGCAGACAAAGCCGATAGGACAAACGACGAGCCATGAAGGCGAGCGAGTCCTATCACCGCAAGGCGGGGCGGTTCCAAGCGTAAAAACGCTGGGTTTGCCCCATACACCGACACACTATGTGGTCGGTAAAACCCGGAACCATGACAAGGGCCACCACAGGTGACCAGGTATCCGGGATCACCTCAAGACGGGACGGTCGTGTCCCATACATAAACCCGCATCGCGGGTGAGGTGAAACGATGTCAAGCGTAAGGCAGGGCGCCCGCATCTACTTCAAGCAAGGCGCCCTGCACTCTAGGCTTTACTCGCCCGACATCACAACCGCGAAGCGCTTATAACGCGCTGCGTCGCCAGTGGTGGCGTCGGTGCGAACCGGCCAATCACCGATGAACTTCCAGCTGGTCGAAACCAGATCCTGGAGGCGGTTCAGCGGCGAACGGAGGATCAGCTGGATGCGGTCGGTGAAGACCTCAATGCTGTTGTTCGTGACGCGGGGCTCGCCCACCTTGCCGGTGATGCCAGCGTCCGTAAGCAGCCCGCCCATGTCCTGATAGTACTCGTAGATACCACCCTGGCCAGAGAACAGCGCACGGTGAACCTTCACGCCAGCGGTGGTGCCGTCGTTGTAGAGTTCGCCAGCGAAGGGGTCTTCCTGCGAGAAGGTCGCAGTCTGGCCACCATCAACGGTCTCAGGAACCGGGCACTCCGAGTTACGGAAGAACACGGTGTTGAGCAACTCGCCAAGGGCGAACTGTGTCGTTGGAGCCGATGTCGTTGACGCTGTTGCCGCCACCAACGCGCACGATGTAGGTGCGGTCAGCAGAGTAGACGTAGTCACGATCCGACACGGTCACGGCGCCGCCCGACAGGGTCAGGGTGCCGGGGCCGACCTCATCACCCGGAGCGTCCGGCGAGTAACCAATGACCTGACGGGTCACAGGAGCCGCAAGACCGCTGTCGAAGATGGTGATCGGCAGGGGGTTGTTGGTCGAAACGGTGTCGAAACGCACCGCGCTGCCGGTCGGCAGGTCGGGGCGACGAGCGCGGGTGAAGCCGTTGAGGCGCTTCACGCGCAGCACGGTCACCGCAGCCTGGTTGCCATCGGCAACGGTCCAGCCCGACTCAGCCGCGTTATACATACGATCGCGCACGATGCGGTTGAGAGCCTGACCCGCCGACATACCAAGCTGCGCGGCATTGCGGAGGAACAGGTTCGCAATCGCCGTGATGCTGGTCGGCATGTGGGTGTCGATGCTGTCAGCGTACTGCTGAAGCGTCGCGGTCCACTGCTCGGCCTGATAGGTCGAAGGCGCCGGATCAGAACCCGGAACCAGCGGCTTCATCTTGGGCTTCACAAGGCCGACGCCCGTGAAGACCATGCTGTCACCGACGTTGGCCGGCCAAATCTGGGCAGTGGCCTCGCCACGGAACAGCAGGCGGGGGAAGAGAGCGTCGTGGAACGCACGCTCAAGGATGTTCTCCTGAACAAGCGCCCGAATCTCAGGCGTTTGCAGGATGGTCGAAAAATCTGCCATCTGTCAGTCTCCTTGGTTCGCCAATTGACCACTCAACTGGCGCTCAGTCGTTTTAGGCAATCGCGGACAAGCCGCGTGCCCGCATCAGCTTCTGGAACTCATCTGCGCTCAAGGAACGGGCATCAACCTTGCCTGCCGCTCCTTGCGCTGCCTGCACAGTGCTGGCCTTGGGTGCCGATGGGGCAGCGCCCACGCCAGTACCCGTCGTAGCAGGCACCACAGTCTCACCGAAAAGGTACGGATGCGATGCGCGGAGGTTCTCAAAGAACTTGTCCTCGCTAAACGTCGCC